AAAAAAAAAAAAAAATCTCACAGCTAACTCAGACCCTCCTAAGCACATACGGAATAGTGGTAGGGGCATGACTATCCGACATAGGATAACCCCTCATGCGTGACTATGTGACAAGTGTAAAAGCCTTGGGGAAGGCCACCTAAGCCCGTCGTGATCGCGCGGCTATGGTAGGAGCGGGAAAGGGGACTTGGGGACAGGCGAAGCCCGCAGGGGCGGGAAATAGGGAAGGATGCGTTGGGCTCAAAAACAGGCTCTTGGGTGCTTGCGCAGTACCCGGCACATACATGGGCCGCAACGGCACATACATGGGGCCTCCCAAAGGTTGGAAGCCGAAGGCTCAAAGAAAAAGGGAGCTTTCGCCCCCTTTCTCAAAGTTTTAAGCCGGAGGCCGAAGGCCAAGCCCAAAGCTGGAAGCCGAAGGTTAGGTGAGAAGGTCCTCGTCCAAGGTAAGGGCCTCACGCTGGCGGCGGTATTCCGTGTCGATCTTATCCGCGTGCTTGACGCGGACAGCGGAAATAAGGTCCTCAAGGTTTTCCGCCGAAGGCGCTTTCTTACCGGCGCGGGCGAGGCTGGCCAAAATCATACCCTTGGCGATTTCGTTCTTGGTCTTTTCCTCCGAGGAAAGCCGGGTCGTGCCTTCACGCACGGAAATGGTTCCGGCGTAAATCTTTTCCCACTTTTCCGCCTGCGCCTTGGCCATTTCAGCGGCAATGAAAGCCTCGTCTTTGCCTTCGGCTTCGAGCTTTTTACGCATCCCCGCGACGGCTTCACCGAAGGATTGCTTCGCGCCGTGCTTGGCGAGGTATTCCTGCGCAACCTGCGGTAGGTCGTTCCAATAAAATTTGTCAGCGCCCCAAAGGATGTAAAAGGGCTCAACGGTCTCAACGTTCTTGGTCACAACTTTTGCCTTTGCCATTTTAAACTCCCGTTTTGAAGTGCGGCTGCACAAAAAGAACTAATCACCTTTGGGCGGGAAATGCAAGGGGAAAAATGTTTTCCGCCCAAAAATTTTTAGTCCTCTTCCTTTACGCACTTTTCCAATTGATAGTTGCTTCGGTAAGTAGGTATTCGGTCCCAAAGTGAGTGTAGGTATTTTTCGCCCTCACGGGTGATAAGCAAAAACTTCCTCGTCCAGCGTTTAAGGTAATTCCGCGCATTGCCATGTCCCTTTCGCGCATTGCCATGTCCCTTTCGTAAGTTCAAGATAAGGCCTCAAAGAAAAAGGTCAAGGGGAAAGTTGGCAGGTGGAAGGATTTTTTCTTAGGCCCATTAGGCAGGCTAAGGTGGCATAATTTAAATGAACGCGCGCGCGTAGCAAAGGACAGGCCAACTTTTCGTCGCCGCAAGGCCCATTGACTTAAGCCCACAAATCTCTCATTCTCTTCCTCGGACGCAATCCAGCGCCTCCCTTTGAAACTTCCCCATGACCAAGAAAACCTTTTTAATGCCCTTCGAGGGGATTTACAGCGCCAGCTTACCCCCGCCGCGCAACGCTACCTTTCAACCCCGTTGCCAGAGGATATCCTGGGCGTATGACTATGCCATGTGGCCCAAGGGCTACTGGTGGTGGTCGCGGGTCCGGCGTTGGTGGCCGAGGGGCGGAGCCCTGGGCTTAAAAGTCCGTAGGGAGAGCCGGGGGGACAGGCCAATTAGGGAAGGTTTATAGGATTTGTTCTGGACCCTCCTACACATTTTTCAAAAAATCTCTTAGCCCATATATGTGCCTCCCAGCCTACGGCCATCAACCCCATCCCCAACCCCTGCCGCACAGGCTCACAGGGCTAAGCCCTTCCCTTCCTTCCCCCACAAATCCGCCCTTCCCGTCCTACCCCCTTCCCTTTCTTTCCAACTTCCCATACCCTAGAGCTTCGCTAGGCTCCGCCCCCCCTTCCGAAAGCCCTTACCATGGATGAGTTAGATTTTCTCTTAGACCATATTCCTTCCGGGAGGGGGAGGAAGGCGAAGCCTCTGGATATTTCTTATGTGAGGGATTTGGGAGAAGGGGATTTGGATTTGATTATGAATCCTCCTCCGTTGGGGGTGGAAATTAAGCCTCGGGCGAGGATGAAGAACTCCCATCATCAATTGGCAAGGCTCCTCGCGGAAGGGAGGAGGCCACAGGAGTGCTCGGCTATTCTCGGCCATGCGCCAAGCACCATCTCGAGTCTCCAGGGCGATCCGGCTTTCAAGGAATTGGTGAGTTATTATACGGCTCAGGTGAGGGAGGTTTTTCTGGATGTTCACCAGAGACTCGCGAATCTCGGGATGGATGTTATTGAGGAACTTCAAGAAAGGGTTATCGAGGCACCTGGGGATTTTTCCCCCAAGGAACTTAGAGAAATTGCTGAAATGGCGCTGGACAGGAGTGTAGCTCCTCCCAAAGCGGGAGCCAAGGGCGGACCTACGGGCGCGGGAATGGTGCAGTTGAATGTGCAATTTGTTGCCCCCTCCAACCCCGCACAGGCTCCCACGGCCAATGCCGCACAGGCTCACAGGGCTTCCACCCCCCCAGAAGCCCTTGGCGAAGCCCCTCGCACCTTCCCCACTTTTCCAAAGGAATCCCTGCCTTGTCCTATCATAAAATTCGAGGGTTAGTTGAGGTTAAGTTTAGTGAGCCTCCGAACTTTTCTGGAAGGGCGAAGCGGGGCACTAAGGGCCAGGGGGTGAGGTATGAGGCCAGGGTTGCTGAGGGCTTCCCGGAGGCCACTTCTGGGCAATGGATAAAATTTTTAGATGCCACGGGCTGGCATTATTGCCAACCAGATTTATTCTTTCTGACCCCTAGAAATGTGGTTATTCTTGAAGTTAAACGCACTGACTGTGGTTTGGCTCGGGGGCAGATTTTAAACCTCTACGGGCCGGTTTTGGAGAGGCTTTTCCAGAGATCTTCTAGGGGAATTGTGGTGGCGAAGTACCTCGCAAGGAATACGGACACAAAACTCCTTGCCACGAGCCTTCCCCAGGCCCTGGCCTTGACTAAACTTGGAATCCCTACCTTGCACTGGCTTGGAAGGGGGGAGTTTCCCAAGGACTAACCCAGCCACTGCCGCACAGGCTCCCAGGGCTTCGCGAAGCCCTTAGCGAAGCCTTTCCCTTCCCATCCCACAAAATTCCAGTCCCTTTCAAGCCCCATTGACTTAATTTTAAATTCCCTGTAGCCTTCTGCGAGAGGAGGCCAAGTCCTCCTAGGCTATGAATTAGGAGGCTTTTCAATGGGCACTTTTGTTACTCCCGGACTTCCTCCGGCCCCACTTCCTCTGACTGGGCTGGAATCTTTTGCGATTGATACGAATAAGCCTGCGGGGGCGAATCCCGCTATGGCTTCGCTTACCCTTGCGCAGCTTGCGAATAGCGGATATGCCTCGGCTCCAGTGGCCTTGACGGACGCTGCGACCATCGCCATGAACTGCTCCCTAGGCTCTTACTTCTCCGTCACCCTCGGGGCTACGGGTAGGACTCTTACCCCTGCCAATCCTGCGCCGGGCCAGGTGGTTCTGCTGGAAGTGAAGCAGGATGCGACGGGAAGTCGCACTATCACCACCTGGACCAATGTGACCTGGGCGGCAGGTACTGCGCCGACCCTTACCATCACGGCGAATGCGGTTGATATTGTGCGTTTGACCTGGAATGCGACTGCCGGGAAGTGGCGGGGCGAGACTGTAGGCAAGGCTTACGCCTAAGAAAGGATCAGGCAATGATAAACTTAGGCCCATGGAGCAGACGCAATTATGTGCCGAGCATTATCATTGCCGGCCTTCTTTCCCTATCCTCCCAAGCCCTTGCGGCACCCCCACCTTCTATAGCCAATTCCGTTGCGGTTTGTGATCCAAATTCCCCCTCCCACTGTATGAAACCTGCGGCAGATGGAAGTATTGCGGTGACTGGCGGTGGCGGTGGGGGAGGAGATATTTCCGGTCTTCCTCCCACTCCCGCGCCAACAAGTCCCCAGTTTATTTCTGCCACTTCCTCTTCCTCCAATGTCACCCTTCTTTCCTCCACCACCACCTACCCTGCCATTTATTTGAAAAATTCCGGGGCTAATCTTGTGCACTATGCTCCTGGGGGCACAGCCACCACTGGAGGAGCCATCCTCAATGCCTCGGGAGGAAATACCTGTATCCCCGCCGGGGGAGTCACTCAGGTTTCTGGAATCACCAATTCCTCTGGAGAAACAGCGATTCTTGAAGTATGGCAACTTTCCTCATGTCCTCTGGGAAATTTCGGGGGAAGTGGAAATGGAGTGACTGTGGGGAGTGCTTTGGGAGGCACGGTAGGGAATGACATTGTCACGGAGTATGAGAATGCCCCGAGGACTGTAACCACCGCAGCTGTAACCCTTGCCGACACTGTAGGAGGGACTATTATTTGGTTCTCTTCTGGGGATGGAGTTGGAGGTGGTGGGGTAGTTTATAATTGTGGCACTGTGGATGTTTGGATAGGTCCGCCAGGAGTCACAGTGGCCAACGGTATCTACCTCCCTGCCCCCCAAGTGGGGACTAAGGCATGTAATACTGACCCCTGGAACTATACTGGGGAACTCAGAGGAATCACCTCCACTGGAACGACTCAGGAAGTCAGATATAAGAGGTACAAGTGATGGTAAAGGTTCTTTTCGCACTTCTTTGGCTGGGACTTGGGAGTGCTTTTGCAGCCCCTTCTCCTCCCTCTTACTATGGATCCTCTTTCGAAACCACAGGGACTATGCTAAGGAACTCCTTTCTTGGGGCTCAGGGCAAAAATCCCGTGGACAACCCCCCACATCTCGGGGCCATTCCCTGGGCACCTCTTATAGCCACATCCTTTCCAGCCTCCTCAGCAGTAGTGGCTGGAACTACGTACTTTTTTGGGGGTCATTTTTACTATGTCCAGGTTGGCGGGACCACTGCTGCAGGCGGCGGACCTACCACCTGCCCATACAACAGCGATATTGCAAGTAACACGGTGAGGTTTGTCTGCCATGATCGGCTTTGGCGGGCTGGGGCTGTGCGTAGTGTCGGAGCAAATAATTTTCGCGTGCGGGTTGCTGGGACTCCGGCACTCTCCACTGCTGCTACAATCACTACTGCTGCTTGGAGTAATGGTGTTGTCACAGTCACTACTGCTGCTCCGCATGGTTTGGTGGGAACCTCAGCTGTTACTATTGCCGGGGAAACTCCGGCGGGTTACAATGGCACTTATACAGTCCAAGTGACCGGGGCCTCTACCTACACCTATACTCTGGCCGCCAATCCCGGAGCCCAAAGTGTGGCAGGAACTTCCACTCCTGCGGGTCCCGGCGCAAGCCCTGTAAGTGGGGTTTACGATGGAGCTATGATTTGGGATTATGCTGGGAGGATTACAGGGCCTACTATCACCCAGACTCCTTCCCATAATGCCGCTCTCACTGTGTATCATCCCGCAGCAGCCAGTGTCTCTGCCACTCCTCCTTCCCTAATCCCCGCCACTGATGGCTCGGTATGGGGAGTTGATGGCGGCTACCCTGCTGTGCCTACTGTGAACGGGGCAAACAGGGACATAGTGATTCTTGGGCCAGAAACGGGAATTGCCACAGTCTCCAATTGTTGGGCAGCTGCAAGACCCCTTGGAATCGAGCCGGCTTGTAACTATTCTTCCTGGGAGACTTTGGTAGAAACTGCCGGAACTGTGGAAATTATGACTGCAGGCACAAGTTCGGCTTTAAACTTCATTGTGGATGACCAATATCTTACTCCAGACCCTTACATTGGAGGTTATGGTGGGGCATTGAATTATTATACCCTGGATTTCACCAATCTTTCTTCCTATAGTGGAGGAAGAAGGCAGCATAAAATCCGAGTTGAGGCTGGGTTTAATCAGGTAAAGATGAATGGGATCTACATGGGTCCCTCCGACCAGGCCTATTATCCCAAATCCCCGGACAACTGGGGATATTATGCCATTGGAACCTCCCTCACTGCAGGTGCTAATGCCTCGGGTGGAGAAATGACCTTTCCGGTGTTTTTTAAATTCCTTGTCGGGGCTCCCAAGGTCTTCAATGCCGGGGAAGGTGGAACAGGACTCCTTAATCCCGGAGCTACAACCAACTATATTGGCCATGCCGCACTTGACCTTGCGGCCTGGAAAACCTACTATGGCCAGGACTTTCCAATCAAACTTGTCACCATTGAGGGTTTTGTCAATGACATTGGGGCTCCCTATACCACCGCAGATATTGTAACCAACATTGCTCCATTGGTAGCCTCGATTAGAAGCCAAATTGGCTCTGATGCTCTTATTGTAGCAGTGGAAAGCCCTACAGCAACCTACAACCTTCCCACTGCCATTGGGGTTTGCACCATCTCCGGAGCCGCAGACACTGTCTCCTATGCAGCCTTGCCTACCGGTACAGGTTTTGGCACTCTTGTAGTATCCTCTGGCTCGGGATATACTGAGGCTGGGACAAAAAATATCATCATCAAAGGTGTGGCATATCCTGTGGCCAATGTCTCTAGTACCACTGCAGCAACCCTTTCCATTCCTGTGGTGGATGGAAATGGAGTTTACTCTTGCTATGCCAATAATCCTAATGCTTCGCAGTATACTCCGCAAGTGGCCATTGCGAATGAATTTGCAAGGCTCGCACAGACCGATCCGATGATTAAGTATGTGAGGCTCTCCACAAATCTTTCTCTTGGAGGCATTCCTTCCCAAGGCACTGGCGGGCAGGTTGCTATAGATGGCTCGTGTAGTGCCACAGGAAGTGGTTCTACCTCCGGGGCTGCTTTGGTAAACAGGTCTGGAGCTGGCGTGCATTGGAATAATTGCGGTTATAGGTCCTTTGCATATTGGCTCCTTCGGGAATACCAGGATTTGCTGTTTCATAAAACCAATGGAGTTTATGATATTCCGTAGAGAAAGCTTGGGGTAACTTTAGAGTGGGAGTTGGTGGAATGCGGTATTTCTGGTGGACTTTTCCGGTTCTTATCCTTAGCCTTGCTCTTGCTGAGGCTAAGATGGTGGCCTGGCCTTTCCTCAGAGATACCGCATCTATTCCTGCCGCAGATATTTATGTAGATCCTGCGGGAAATGATGCTTGCAATGGAACTTCTCCAAACATAGGCTCTTCCGGGGCTTGCGCTGTGGCGACGCTAGACCGCGCTCGCCGGCTGGTCGCGACTCAGATAAACCGCGCTGGCGGCTGCACTGGCTGCAACCGCGACTACACGGTGAGGATGCGCGGGGGTCGCTACGCGCAGGCAACTCCGGTCTATTTCTCATCGATTGATACTGTCAACGCCCCCTACAAGGTCCAGTACATCCCCTATGGCCTTTCCGACACTCCCGTCATCGAGGGCGGCTATCAGATTTCAGGCTGGACCCCGAACGGAGATGGCACTTACAGCGTTGATCTTGTCGCGGGGGGGTATTGGCCCGGCGCGGCGACCGGGGCGAATGCGAAGTATTATTTTGGGGCTCTTTACGTCGATGCCGGGGCGGGACAGGTTCGCCGCTGGCCTCCGATCTATCCAGATCGGGGGGCTGTTCCATTTTTCATGACGGCCAACTCAGATTATGTCTCCGGAGTCGGGGCGGTTGATTCGGTCACGTTCTCGTCCGGTGGGACAACCTTCACGTCAACGAGGCCGACGCTTTATTCGCAGTTGATCCCGGTCCAGTTCGCAGCGACCGGAGGCGGAGTTACGGCTGGCGTCGATTATTACATCGTCGGCAAATCCTACCCCTACACGAATCCAATTGAAATCTGCACCAATTGGGCGAATTGCGCGGCGACGAAGGTCACGTTCACCGATAATGCAGCCCATGATCTCCTCTATAATCAGAGCATCACGAACAATCAGGCCGACAATATCTTCGCCGCCGCCAGCAACAAGCGCATCAACCGCATCTCCTACAACGCAAGCGGGAGTTGCCCCAACCCGCTTACTTCTGAATTTTGCCCGGCATGGCTTGACGACAGCGGCGACCAGAAGCTCCAGCTGTTCTACATCGGCAAGACGACGGTCCCGGTCGCCTCCGCGACGTCATCGCAGATCACGCTCCGATCGCAGGTCTACACGGCCGGTAATTATATCGCTGGAACGCCATGGCGGCGCGTCGGGTTTCAGGTCGATCTAGCCCCTGGCCATTTTTATCTGAGCCGTGCTGGCGTCCTGAAATATTGGCCATTGCCTAGCGAGGCGGCGGCGTTCGCCGGCGGGCAGGCGAAGACTTATGCGCCAATCGCCAAGGAGTTTATCCGGGTCAGCAACACGGTCAATGACGCCGCGGCGCAAGGGCAGGGCGCCGCGACCGGGGCACTGGTCGGGAACCTGACGTTCAAGGGGATCGGGTTCGAGCACACCAATACATCGGTCGATACGTGCGAGGCCCCGGTCAAGGACTTCCAGTCCTGCGGCGTCATCCATGACACGAGCAATTCCTACGGCGCTAAGGGGGCGATTACGCTCATTGGCGCGGCGAACGTCTCCTTTGATGGGGTAAACGTTTTCGGCATGGGTGAGGCGGGTATCGTTCCTGTCCTTGGGTCGAATCACAATACGATCACAAATTCGAGAATCAAGGATCTTGGCGGCCCCGGCATCATGTTCGGCGGCGGCCTCTCCTATTCTACCTCGTACCTGTACGCAGCTGCGAACGATCTCCCAACGACGCCATATTTCAAGCGGGGGGATGCTGGCCCCTCGAACGTCAATGACGGATATCTGACGATCTCGAACAACGAAATTTCAGATACGGGCAAGGTTTGGGGATACTCGTCAGCCATTGCTGGCCTTGCGCACGACCATCTGACGATGACGCACAACGATGTTCACCACACTCCTGGCTGGGCGGTTGTCCCAACTGGCGAGGTTTCGGACAAAAGCCCGAACGTTAACGACACGAGGTCCGGCTCCGTCACGTGGAATTATATCCATGACGGAGGGGTAGAGGAAGACCCCTCCGGCGTTTACCATGCCGGGTATAGCTGCATCGGGGATCAGGGGCTCTACTACCGCAACGGCAACCCAGGCGGCGACGGGACGGCTGGCCAACTGTGGGTTGAGCAGTTCAATGTAATGTCTGGCATGTCGTCCTGCGCCTTCCAGAACACCATCTTCAACATTCTGAACACCAGCGGCTTCGATGGGTTCGTCTATTACGCGGACCTCGAGAACGGGGCCAACACAAGGGTCACGAACAACGTATTCGCGAATGGCAAGGACGTTAGCGTAAAGCTCACAGGCGGCATGAACGAGCAGTTCAGGGAGAATATCGTCTACGCCTCGTCCTACGTCCCGGCAGGCTATCCGCCGACGCACGGGAAATACCTTGGCACGGATGGTCAAATCAGCCCGTTTCTAGTCATCCCGACGACGACGCACCTACTGGCCAGTATCGGGTCTGGCTATCCGAACACTGTCGCTATCTCTGCGGCGTCCTGCACGGCCAACGTCGTCAGCATTACGACGTCAACGCCCTATACCCTGGCTAGCGGGAAGGTCATGGTCGGAGCGACACTGCCAGACGGCTACAACGGGAACTTCTCCGCTACCGTCGTAGACGGGACGAACCTCACTTACCCGGTCGCATCCTGCCCTGGGGTTGCGACTCAGCTTGGGAAGGTCGGGCCTGGATATATATTTTCAGGACCATATTACCCGACGTTTTCGAACAACGTCGTGGCTTGGACAACTAACGGGCAATATCCGACGTCCGCCTATGTTGACCGCTTTTATAACTTCCTCTCAACCTACCCCGGCTCGTCGTCATGGAGTTCAAACCTGATGTTCCAGTATGACGCGGCTTCGAGCCTTCCCTACTTCGAGAACGGAAATGGGTCCGGCCCTGGAGTAACAATCGGATCGTGGCAGGCGTTGGCGAACCCCGGCGGTGGAACCAAGGACTCCGGGTCGGTATTCAATCAGAACCCCAACCTGTTCGATACGACCTTCAGGAGTTCCAAGCTTTTCGCGACGACGGGAGGCGCGACGCTTTGCTCTGACGGCGCGCAGCGCTCGCCCGCATGTGGCCTACCAGGAGGTTTCATGCTTTGGGATCCATCGCAGGCTGGGAGGCTCCCGTAATGCTTCATATTTCGCAGCGTCACCTAGATGGGGCGGCGCTATGTTCGGATGGTATACAGCGTTCGCCAGCTTGCGCACTCCCTGCAACATCTCTTTCTCCCTCAGTTGGGTTTGTGCTGTGGAACCCCACACAAGCAGGACTTCTTCCATGACAACTGCAGAGTTAATTGCATATTTTGAGGGGTTTTCCGCAAAACCCTACTGGGACGTCAATGCCTGGCGGATTGGCTACGGCTCGGATACGGAAGGGCCGAGTCAGTTTAGAGTCACCAAGGGTATGCCCCCGACGACGAGGGAGCGGGCTCTTCAAAATTTAGCTTTGAGGGTGCCGGAATTTCAAAGAATTGTCATCAATGCCATTGGTCCGGGTGGATGGGATAGGCTTAAACCATACGAGCAAAGTGCTCTTACCTCTGTGGCGTATAATTACGGGCGAGTTCCCTTTAAAGTGGATTTGGATAATCCGCACATTACTGCGACACGAATTAAGGCCCTTCGAACACATAATAAAGGGATTAATGCTTCTAGGAGGGACCAAGAAGCGAACTTTTATTTGACTGGGCAACTCAAAGCCAAGACTATGTCTCCTACAGTGGCAATCGGAACTATAGGGACAAGCGGAGTTGGTGCGCAGCTTTGGTTCGGGAATTATAAAATATTCCTGGCCTTTGCGGCTATCACTTTGGTCTTACTCTTTCTGGCTCGTCCAAAAAAGCCCTTTTCTCCATTAGAACGCGCGTTGATGGAGAAAGAAAAGGCAGAATTGGCCCTCATAAAGGCTACTGCTAGAATCTCGGCTTGTAAAGGGGAACTTCAGGATAAAATTTCCTCTCTTCAGGCAGAGTTAACCGAGGCTGTGCCCTCAAAGGAGTTTGTTATGGAAGGTAGTCCTATTGCTTTGATTCAGTCGCGGACTTTCTGGAGTGCTTTGGTTACTCTGGGATTTTTGGCCTGGAATGCTCTTGGACATGATACCAAGGGAATGGACTCTGGCGCCGTTGTGGATAAAATCATGCAGGTGATTGAGACCATGGGGCCATTTATTTCCACCCTGGCCACTATGTACTTCAGGTTTATTGCCCAGGGCAATGTTACTGGTGTGGTGAAGGCAAAATGACCAAGGAGGAAGTGAAAAATGGCCTGGAAATCATCCGAAAAGTGGTGACTGTGGTTGCATTTTTCTCTCCAAAGGCAAGAAAACTTGCTCCGTTGATCGGGGCACTTTTAAGTGCCTTGGAAGAGGACTTCACGCAGTCGGTAGAGTCAGGAAAGATTATTCCTGACGGAAAAGGTGGTTGGGTTCCCAAGGTTAATTCTAAATTTGACCCAAAAACTGGGAGGTTTTTGTGAATCTCCCTTATTTGGATCAAATCTTCTACGCAGTGCGGCAAGTGGCCGATGAGGTAGTGGGGCTTAAGAGGCTTATGGAAAAAATTCCGGAGATTGCAGAGGCTTTGGTACAGCTTAAACTGGCTCAGGATAAATTCTTGGCGGAAGTAAAGGCCAAGGAGGAAAAGAATTCACAGGACATGGAAACTCTTCTGGCGCAGATTAAAGCTATGCAGGGAGATTTGAATGGCTAAGATGACTATGAAGCAGTGGGAGAAATCTCCCATGGATAAGAAAATTGATAAAGCCTCGGGATTTAAGGAAGGGTCTAAGAAAGACCGAGCCTTGGATAAAGTGGCCAAGAAAATGTGTCAGGGAAAAAAGCAGAAGTAAGAGTTTAGGAGAGTACTGTGAGAAAAATTTTATTCGTCATCCTTATGGTACTCTCCGGTTCTGCCGGAGCTGTGGTTCAGGATTATTCCCAACTTACGACTTATAATAATGCCACGTTCACTGCCAACGGGCAGGGCCTCATTACCGGGCCAAAACTGAATACAATGTTCCAGAATATTCTGGACACTATACTCGGCCCGAACTCGGCTTTGAATATCCGTATTCGTTCCATTTTTTATGGAACCCATATGGCGGATTTTTATGGGGCATTTCCAAATGATCTGACCCAGGATTCCTTGCCGGGAATTCAAGCAGCAATTGATGCTGCGCAGGCTGCGGGAGGAGGAACTGTTTGGCTTTCCCCGGCATCCTATCGGACCTCTGGGACTATCATAAATGCCAGGAATGTCCTTTTAACTTGCACAGGGCCTGCGGTAAATGTTTTTGCCTTTGTGGCTGATGCAAAAAATGGTAAATGCACTATTTATTCGGAAGTGACTGGGACAACAAGTGCGGTTTTTAATAATGGCGTTGTGAATGGAGTTAATGTATTTCAATATAATGTGATTACTGGAGGAAATCCCACAACCAGGGCACAGATGATTGCACTGGTTGATGGTATGACTGGGGTTGGGTATCAAATTGGGGATGGCACGAATCCTGGCCCTGCGGAGGGAGTTAGGATTTATAATAGTATTATCGCAGGATTTAATAAGTGTATTAATATTAGTTTTTCTGGACAAGATAGATTTGGCAATATCTTCGGGGATTGCACGAATGGTTTTGTTCTGGACGGCTCCCATGACGACACCACCGTCGATCATATGGAGTTCTGGCCGCTCCTGACTGCCCTTAGAGGCGGCGGAAATGTTTCTTGGACTATAGGGAGCATCGCGGATAATGGCGCGGGGCTCTGGCGGATCACGACGACAACCGCGCATGACCTTCTGACCGGGCAAACGATTTCGATCAAGCGGACCGGGACTGGCGGCGAGGGCATTATCGGCCGCTGGGTTGTGACCGCTATTGATTCGACGCATTTTGATCTGCAAGGTTCTGTCTCAAGTGTTATTGGATCATCCAACCTCTCTACCTCCGCGACGGTGACTAGTGGAAATCGCTTTATCCCGGTGACGAGCACGGCGGGCCTGCGGCGTGGGATGATCGTGACTCATGCCAATCTCCCGGTGGGAACAAAGATCACTGGCGTTTGGGCGACGGCCAACGCTATTTCCGTCGATCAATATCCGGTTTCCAGCGGAACGGCGACGCTGACCGCGGAATCGGTCGCCTATGTTGGCAGTTCCAATACGGCGCTGTGGAGCGCGGAGGCCCGCAGCGGCTACGGGTTCCAGTTGAAAAACACCTTTTCGCCGTCGGCCGGGTCGGAGGGGTTCAACTGCCTCGAATGCTTCCCCTACGCGTATCAGCATCCGTTCCACCTGCATAACGCGGTCGGCACGAGTTGGGTCAATGGGCACATCGACGGCTCGTATAATCGTTGGCCAAATGAGGGGGCGGGGGTAGAGCTTTCTGGCTATACTTATGATAACAAAATGGACTTCGCGACATTCGCTGCAAATGGCTTGGGTATCCTTGCTAATGGGGCAGCAACTCCGAATTATCCAAATGTGATCAGTACGCCAAGGTTGTATGCGGGGGAAACTTTGGTTGAAATCGGCTCAACTGGCTCGGACCTTATAATTAATGCTAGCGGCGGCGGTGATACTGCGTCGAACTTCTTGATTAGAAGCACCAGAGACATCACCATAAGCGCATCTAGGTTTCCTCGTGCTGCGGTCTTCAGCGATACCGCGGTTCCAATTTGGTATGGTGATGCAAGCATGAGCCCGGAGTCTGATCCGGCTATAATGAGAGCAGCGAGCCTGGAGGTTTCCAATGTCGCCAACCCTAATGTAGCTTTCAGAAACAATATTGCTGGAGTGGATGACAAGCGCTCTCTATTCGCGTGCAATACCAATAGTTGCTATTTGCAATTTCTGAATGATCTAGGCAGTAATGTAAGCATTCCTATCCAGTGGGTTAGGGCCGCGGGAGTTACGACATTAACCAGAATGAGAGGGGACATAGTTCTGAATGGACCTGCTGACACTTGTGCTGTTCTGACTGGTGGTGGTTCTGGGGCGACATGTGCATTCTCCGCGGGGTCTAGTTTCTCCAACGGCACGGTTGTGCTCACTGCTGGAACTGGTGCTGCGGCTGTAGGGACGATCTCGATAACTGCAAATGGAGTGCTTGGGACCAACTTCGCCGTCTGCGTGCCCGCCTATGACGATACTGACACAGCATGGGACGCTGCGGCGCTCCCGATTCATGTTTCGGCGATCTCGGCCAACTCGGTAACGTTCAAATGGAATAACTCAGGTGTTGCTCTAACCAACGCCGCACCCTATCGCATCATGTACCATTGTTTCGGGAAATAAGATGGAAGCCATTCAATTTCCAGACAAACTGCAATGTCTTTTCCAGCCCATGAGATATAAAGTCTTGTGGGGTGGGAGGGCAGCTGCAAAGAGTTGGGGAATTGCGAGAGCAATTCTCCTCATAGGAGCCACTCGACCCCTTCGTGTTCTTTGTGCTAGAGAGTTGCAACATTCTTTGGATGAGAGTGTGCATAAACTTTTGTGTGACCAAATTGAGGCTCTCGGTCTTTCTGGAGTTTACATAGTTCAAAGGGACAAAATCCTCGGCCCGAGATTGGAAGGTTGGGCTTATGCTACGGAAATAAATTTTGAGGGTGTTAGGCATAATGTGGCCAAGATTAAGTCTTATGAGGGTATTGATTTACTCTGGGTGGAAGAGGCGGATAAAACCTCTAAGGCTTCTTGGGAAGTCCTAGACCCAACTATTCGTAAGGAAGGTTCGGAGATTTGGGTTAGTTTTAACACTGGCCTTGAGACAGATTATACTTATAAGTGGTTTATTAAAAACCCTCCCAAGGATGCTGTAGTAGTGAAGATGTCTTGGAGGGATAATCCATGGCTCACAGATACGGTAAAAAATCAAATTCAAACAATGAAAGAGAATGATTTTGACACTTACCTTCATATCTGGGAGGGAGAGTGTAAGTTTACCTTGGATGGGGCAATTTATGCCAAGGAACTTCGGGAAGTTATACTGGATGGGAGGATTTGTAGGGTTCCCTGGGAAAGAAGTGTTCCAGTGGATACTTACTGGGACTTGGGACGAGGAGATCACACAGCAATTTGGTTTGCGCAATATGTAGGATTTGAGTATAGAATTTTAGATTATTACCAAGATAGACTGGTGCATTTAGATCATTATTTAAAAATCCTTCAAAATAAACCTTATATCTATGGAACTCATTGGCTCCCACATGACGCACAGGCTAAAACTCTTGGAACCAAGAAAAGTGTGGAAGAGCAAGTTCGTGCGAAGTTTTCTAAAGTAAGAATTGTGCCTAAACTCTCGGTGCGGGATGGAATCTCTGCGGCAAGAACAATTTTTCCAAATTGCTGGTTTGATGAGAAATTAACTGCCCAGGGTGTTGAGTGTTTGAAAAATTACAAATTCAAAGTTGATCCGGAAACTAAAACCTGGTCTAAAGATCCCTTGCATGATGAATTCTCTGATGGTGCAGATGGTTTTAGGTATATGGCCATTGCATTGAAGGAGCCTAAACAAACCGCCCAAACCCTTTTTAATACTATTAAATTACCAGGGTTTGCACGAGCCTTGTCCTCTCCTAGTGGATGGATGCGATGAGCGAGATTAGGAGACATGGCGATGATTAAAGAAGTTGTTCTTGAGGCTCAGAAGAGATTGGCTGCGTGTTTGGCTTGGGAGGGCGATGCGAGGATTCTTTGGCTTCAGGATGTGAAATTTGCCAATGGAGACTCGGATAACGGGTATCAGTGGCCTATGGATATTCGGCAAGATAGAGATTTGCTGGACAAACCTTGTTTGACTGTTAATAAGACTCGGCAACATAACTTACAAATCATTAATGATGCTAAGAAAAATAAGCCGGGGATTACTTACCGCCCTACCGGAGGAGGCGCGTCTTATGAGAGTGCTCAAGCATGGAACTCTCTTGCTCGCAATATGGAGTATCAGTCTAATGCTTCGGCTATATATGATCTTGCGACCAGATTCCAAGTAGAGGGTGGAATTGGGTATTGGAGATTTAAAACTGATTGGGAGTCTGAGGACTCTATGAATCAGGAAATTTATCTGGTGCCTGTGGTAAATCCTTTGGCAGTTTTTCTTGATCCAGATGCGCAAGAAGCAGATAAGAGTGATGGTAGATTTGGCTTGGTTTTTGAGGATATCCCGAAGGAAGATTTTGATAAACGCTGGCCGAAATTTAAAAATCTAGGGAATACTGTTTTGGGAGGTTCTGCGGATTGGATCTCCAAAGATCATGTGAGAATTTGTGAATATTACAGAAAGGTGGAGACAAAAGACCACCTGGCTATTGTGGAGGGGGAAAGTATTTTTAAAAGCCAGGTGGCCGGGAATGTTTGGGATGCTTTGGACTTGGACTCTATCCCAAATAGAGAAGTCATGAAAGAGCAAGTGGAATATTACTTCATTATCGGCGATGAAGTGGCGGAGAAGAGGGATTGGCCGGGGAAGTATATTCCCATTGTGGCTTTGATTGGGGAAGAGACGATTATTGAGGGGAGGTTGGATAGAAAGGGGCATACTCGGGCTCTCAAGGATGCTCAGAGAATGTATAATTACTGGTCTTCCAGTGCTGTAGAGTTCGGGGCACTTCAGACTAAGACTCCTTGGCTTGCTGCAGCAGAAGCTTTGGAGGGCTATGAGACTTATTGGAATGATGCAAATAAGATTAACACTTCAGTTCTCACATATAATGCCAGGGATGAGACAGGACAGATTTTACCTCCTCCACAAAGAATTGAGCCTCCCGTAGCTGCCCCTGTGGCACTTAGTGGCATGGAGATTGCTGCCAGGGAAATGGAAATGGTTTCTGGACAGTACTCGGCGCAAATGGGAGCACCGGGGAATGAGAGAACTGGCAAGGCCATTCAAGAGAGGCAAAGACAGGGAGCAACGTCAAGTTATCACTTTATTGACCAACTTGCTATTTCGATTAGATTTACTGGTAAGATTTTTATGGATCTTGCAAGAAAAATCTATGACACAGAGAAGGTCATGAATGTTTTTGCTGCGGACGGGTCAAATTTTGAACTCAAACTCGATCCGAATTTACAAGAAGTTTATCAGCAAGAATTGGACAAAAATCAAGAGGTTGCTAAGAGGATTCTTAATCCTCTTTTGGGAAAGTATGAGGTTCAGGCGGATATTGGGCCGGCTTATGCCACAAAGCGTGAGGAAGCTTTTAATGCCTTTACGTTGATCTTGACCCAAGCTCCGCAACTTGCCCAAATTATTGGGGATCTTCTCCTCAAAGCCGGGGACTTTCCAATGGCAGATGAGGCTGCAATACGGTTGAAAAGAATGGTACCTCCGCAGGCACTTGGGAAAGGTCCAAGCGAGTCTGAGCAGATGTTGCAGGCTCAAATTCAAAACCTCACCACAAACCTCACTGCCATGATGGAGGAATTGGCTATTACCCGGCTCAAACTTAAGGGCAAGGAGCAGGGCAAAGAAGTGGATGTTTATAAAGCCATTACGGACAGGATTAAAGTTCTGGGGGATCACGTACTTTCTGGGCACGAGCTTGCTATGCTTGGAGATCAAGTTGTGGCAGAGGCTTCGGATACTTCCTTGGAGCCTGTGCGGGCTTCGGCGGAGTCGGCTATAGAGGGTAAGTTTGGGGTGCCTACGGATGAAAAGCCGGAGCAAATGGAACTGCCGCTTCAAACTCCCCCAATGCCGGGAGCAAGAAAGAGTAAGGATGGGAAATGGTATGTGCCAGATCCTGGTCGTCCGGGGAAATACTCTCTAATCCATGAGGGTCTCTAATGCCCACACTTGTCCCAGTTGACTATGATCCTTTTGAGGAAAAGAATGCTCTTGGGGTGAAGTCCAAAGGGGCAATGGAGGTTGTGAAGGAGTGGCTCCCTACAACTTGGCCGGCGAAGCTTGCGCAGGGGATTTGGGAAGGGGTGAAGAGTGGGGCAACTCTTCCAGGGGATGTTTATGCCGGGAAGGTTGAGCCGAACTCTGACGAAGCCTTGCATCGTACTTGGGATATGCTGGGAATGCTTGGGGGAGGGGGAATACCCTTGGCAGAGAAGAATGCCTTGGGGATTTTCGGGGGAAGAAGAGCGCAAGGGGTGGATAAAAATGCTTTAGTCAAAGCCTCTGATTTGGAACGTAAAGGGGCGAACGCAGAGGATATTTGGAAACAAACTGGCTGGCATCGAGCAGCAGATGATGAATGGAAATTTGAAATCCCGGATTATAAAGCAGAATTGACAGACTTGGTTACCACTGGAATTGGAAAAGAACATTATCTGAAAGATATGTTGGACCACCCAGAGTTGTATAAAGCGTATCCTGAGATCGGAAGAATTCCGCTTACGGTAAGTAATAATTTGCCTGCGGGGGTAAGTGGATTTGCAAATATGCCGGGAGGGAAAACTCCTAGAGGGGCTATTACGGTAGGGACAGAAGCCTTGCTGGAAGATGGTAAGTTTCGCGATACTTTGTTGCATGAAATCCAACATCAAGTCCAAGCGAGAGAGCATTTTGCACAAGGTGGATATGTGCAGGATGATTTGGGGAAAATTAGACCATTTTATAATGAGCTTTTGCCTAAATATAACGAAACAGTAAAGAAGCTCCGGCAAGGTTTGATGGATGATCTTCCTCCAGAAAAATTAGAGGAATATAACACTTGGCTTAAAAATTTCACAGATTATAAAAATGCATTAAATAAACAAGCTTGGAGGGATTATGCAGATTTAGCTGGGGAAGTGGAGGCAAGAAATGTTTCAAAAAGATCGAGGTATTCTTCGGAGGAGTTGCAAAAGTCTCTTCCAAGAGAAACTGAAGATGTGCCTAGGGAATGGCAGGTTGTGTCAAAGAAACCTGCAAGTGGAACAAGGGGAGAATAAATGCCTAAGCCAAGTTTAATTTCTCCTATGCAAGGCAAGGGAATGCATTGTCATAGGATGATAAAGGATGTGGCAGTGGAAATTGCCAATGCTATGTATGACAAACTTTGTGTGAATAATAATTTTTATGCAAAATACCCGGATAGGGAAAAGTATGTAGATGCTTCTTGGCACCTTTTTGTATTAGAGGCTCGGGCCACTCTTGCGAAACTTCTTGCCCGCCCCATTGACGAAAGCTTAAAAGAGAGCATTACTGAAGCATTGATCCGGGATAACACTTTGCAGCGTGGCCGGCAGAATATGGTACAAGTGGGAGATTTTTGATGTTTCCGAGACTAAAAGTGTGGCAGGAAATTTTGCGTAGTCCTGGTGAAGGTGGGGCGGAAGAGACTGAGGGGGAAGTCCCGACTTCACCTGAGATCCAGACTGAGGTTGAAGGTGAAGTAGAGGCTCAGGTCTCTCCTGAAACCCCTCCCGAAGCTCCTGCTCCCGAAGGTAAAAAGCATTGGTCCGAGAGGCGCATTGATGCTTTAACCGCCAAGAACTACGAACTAGCTCGTGCGCTGGAGGCAGAAAAGGCTGCACGTCTGGCTCTGGCGCCGAAGTCGGAGGGGTCTGAGGAGGAAACTCCCACTCCAACAAAGACCCCTCCGACGCCAAGAATGTATACCGCAGAAGAGGCCAGAAATATGGCTTTGGCGGAGGCTCAGGCTTTGGAGTTTAACCGGCGGTGTAATCAGGCTGCCTCGGATGGTAAGAAAGAGTTTAAAGACTTCGGTTCTGTAGTGGATACTTTGAACGCAAAACTTGGTGGGATGACGACAAGTTTTGTGGAAGCTGCACTGGAAACTGGTTTGGCTCCGCAGGTTATTTACCACCTCGGAAAAGACTTGGATAAGGCGGCAGAAATTCTTGCCATGAGCCCTGTTCAGCAGGCTGTGGCTATTTCAAAATTTGCTACAGAATTGTCTTTGAAAAAGCCTCCGGGAGTCTCTAAAGCCCCGCCTCCAGTGACACCTAAAGTTGGTGGAAGTGGTGGGGGAGACGGAACTCTCCGAGATGAATTGCCTATGGACCAGTGGATGCGGATGCGCGAAGCTCAGGTTTCTGGGAAGAGATAAGTTTTGCTAGACCCATGATTGTAATCACTTCATGGGTCTAGCCTCTTCGGTTCTAGGTCCGTAAAACCTTGTCTGCCTGCTCCAAAAAATCAACCACCTTCGGCAAGTGGTAAGCTGGATTTCTGTAAAAGGCCTTAAATCCAGGAAATGAGTATTTTCTTTGCCCATGGAGCAAAACAATGGCAAGTTCACTTCTTACAATTAACATGGTGACTCGTGAGGCAATTCGCCTCTGGAAAAACTCCAACGAGTTCCTGCAGAGCATTGATACCCAGTATGATGACCAGTTCGCACGAAGCGGTGCGAAAATTGGTCAGACTCTGCGCATCAGACTTCCTAACGATTACACTGTCACTACCGGCCCTGCGCTGAGTGTTCAGGACACTGTGGAACCCTCGGTCACTTTGGCCGTGGCAACGCAGAAGCATGTCGATGTGAGCTTTAGCTCGCAGGAACGCACCATGTCCATTGATGACTACTCCCGCCGAGTTATGGCTCCCATGGTGAATAACCTTGCGGGTGCGGTGGCGGCGGATATTATGTCCGGGGCAGAGAATATTTGTAACCTTACTGCCAATTTTGATGGTGGTGGAAATGTTCTCAGCCCGAATGCTACGACCTGGTTGAATGCCGGGGCGATTTTGGATCTAAATTCTTGCCCTAGAGGTATGCGCAAGATTATCATGGATCCTTTGACTCAGGCTAGAACTGTCGGAAGTTTGTCTGGTCTCTTTAATCCACAGAATGTGATTGGTCAGCAGTATCGTTCTGGAACGATGCAGGAAGCGTTGGGTTTCGATTGGAAATCTGACCAGACTGTGATTAAACACACCACGAGTAATTACTCCGGTGCGCCTACTGTTTCTGGTGCCGGACAGACAGGCAATACCATTGTTACCTCGGCCATTCCGGGTGGATATAATGTTGGAGACATCATTACATTCACTGGAGTGAATGCGGTTAATAGAATTACCAAGGAAACCACTGGTCAGCTTCGGCAGTTTGTTGTTACTGCTCCGGTGCCGAACAATGGAACTTCGGTTAATATCTATCCTGCGCTGATTCCTGCGTCTGGTGGGAATAAGGTCCAGTACCAGACTGTAGATGTTTCTCCGAATAACCTTGCCCCCATTGTCCCTGCGACTCTGGCTGCCTCGGTTTACCGGAAAAACTTTGCCTTCGCGCCGGAGGCTGTGACTATGGTTACGGCTGATTTGGAGATGCCGGGCGGTATTCAGGAAGGTGCTCGGGAGTCTTTCGATGGAATTTCCATGCGAATGATTACTGTGTATATTCCTGGAACGGATCAGACTGTAACTAGGCTTGACGTGCTTTATGGGTATTACTGGGTCCGCCCGGAATGGGCAGTTGCAGTTCCCGATGCGATTTAATGAGTGGAGGGGCATGGTGCCCCTCCAACCTCAAAGTTTTAATGGGAGATTTAAGTTGGCTGGGATTTATGACGGAATGAAGTTTCCTCCGTATGAATATAGAGAATACCCTAAATGGGTGAAGAATAGGCAGGGAGAAACGGTGCTGGTGCATAATGCCTCAGAAGAGGCTGGGGTTTTGACTGCCGAAGCGCATCAGGCTATTGTTGATCCTTTGGTGGCAGAGCGGGATGCTTTGGCTTTGGAAGTTGCAGCCCTTCGGGCAAAATTCCAAGCTCAGGAAAGTGCGTTGGAGGAATTGCCCAAAGCTCTCCCGGCAGAATTGCTCAAAGCTCCTCTGAAGCCTCTTTCTGGCAAAAAGGACTAAGCCATGACTACGCCCCTGGACATTATCAACCTTGCTTTGAAGGATTCTGGGGCATTTGGCGTTGGGCAAACTCCTTTGGCTGAGGATGTTAATGATGCATTTACTCGGCTAAATTGGATGCTTGCCCAGTGGAACCGAAAGAGATGGTTGGTGTATCATCTCCTAGATCTTTCGGTTCTTTCTACAGGGGCACAGAGTTACACGGTAGGTCCTGGGGGAGATATTAATACTTCCCCGAGACCAGATAGGTTAGAGAAGGCTTATTTTAGGCAACTTTTAAATTCCACTCCAAACCAAGTAGACTATCCTCTTCAGGTAATTCAGTCCAGAGAGGAATATTCCCAAATTACTTTGAAGAATTTGCAGAGTTTTCCGAGTTGGATTTTTTATGACTCGGATTTTCCTACAGGAAAAATATTTCCCTGGCCTTTACCGCAGGCTGGGATTTATGAAATCCATATTTTAATTAAAATGGTTTTGGGGGAATTCACCTCCCTCACCCAGGATATCATCCTTCCTGCAGAATACATGGCTGCAATTCACTTTAATCTTGCCCAAAGACTTTGTCCGACTTATGGCCTACCAGTGCCCCAGGAAGTGAAATCTCAAGCTCTTTGGTCCCTTGGGGTTATTCGAGGGGCTAATACTCAAATCGGCCAGCTTACAATGCCGCAGGGTATTCCAAGGGCAAATAGATATAATCCATATAGCGATCAAATTAAGTAGGAGTTGGGTTTGGGCAAGATTCCTCTCACTGGCGGTGCGTATGTTGCACGAAGTGTTCTGGCTTCTGGCCAAAGATGTGTGAATCTTTATGCTGAGCCTAATCCAGAGGATTCTGAGTTTCCCTTCACCTATTATCCCACTGCGGGGTTGACAAAACTTGCAGATCCACCTGAACCTGTAATTGGCAGAGGACTCTTTTTGTCCTCTCAAGGAGGTCTTTATGGAGTGGTTGGTACTGGAGTTTATAGTATTTCATCAACTTGGGTTTATACCCTTCTTGGTAGGATTGCCGATTTAACAACTCCTGTTAGTTTTTCTGATAATGGGCTCACAGGGGTTTTGGTGGATGGCACCAACTCAGGCTATACCATAGATTTAACCACACATGCTTTTGCTCCTATAGTTGATCCGAATTTCTTTGGGGGGAATAAAACTGATCTTTTGGATGGATTTTTACTTTTTAATAAACCTGGGACAAATGTTTTTTATTCCACCCTTTTTTCCCAAATCACTCCTTTTGATCCTCTCTATTTTGCTGCTAAAGCAGGATACCCAGATCCGATAGTTTCTCTTATAGTAGTGCATAGAGAGCTTTGGCTTTTTGGTTCTCTTACCACGGAAGTTTGGTCTGATGTGGGGGCAGCGCAATTTCCGTTTCAACCCATTCCAGGTGTGTTTATCCAACATGGATGTGCGGCAAGGTACTCCGTTGCAACTTGGGATCTTTCTGTATTTTTTATCTCCCAGGATAAAGCAGGTACGCCCATGGTGATGGAGGGGATTTCTTACAACGCAGTAAGAATTTCCACCTTTGCTATTGAATATGAGTTCTCGAAGTATCCGACAATCTCAGATGCGATAGGCTTTATTTACCAGCAACAAGGGCATACTTTTTATCAATTAACTTTTCCAACTGCGGATAAAACCTGGACCTATGATATTACCACGAAACTCTGGCATGAAAAAGTTTCTTTGGATTTAAATGGGCATGAGCATAGAACTCGGGCTAATTGTGGAGTTTTTGCTTTTGGGGTAAATCTGGTTGCTGATTGGCAAAATGGGACTTTGTATAAACTTGATCCGGAGAATTATACAGAGAATGGAAAACCAGTGCTTCGGAGGAGAATTTTTCCTCACATTGCCAATGATGGAAAAAGAGTTAGGTATAATCGTTTTGCCGCGCAGATGGAGGTCGGTACTGCAGAAGGAATTATGCCGCTTGTGACGAGTGATTTTAATTTGGATTTTAATAATGATTTTGGATTAGATTTGGCAAATTTTCCGGATTTTCCTTTTGTGAGCCTTAGATGGAGTTTTACCAAAGGAAAAACTTTTGGAAATGCTATTTTACAGAGCCTCGGGGCGACAGGTGAATTTCTTACCCAACCTCAGTGGAGAAGGCTGGGGCTTGGTCGAGATGTAGTTTTTGATCTTTTCTGGACTGTCAATGCTGAAGTGGTTTTGCAGGGTGCTTGGATAGATTTTGAGCAAAGCGAAAGTTAAGGGAGGAAGGAGATGCCTTGGGCTTTTCCTAGCGTGCAGTCCCCTGTAGTTGATGTAAAAACAGGGGTGATTACCCCTCCATGGAGGCAGTATTTACAGGCTTTTTGGGATGGTACAGCGGCGAGAGGGGAAGCCCTTGCAGTACAAACTCTCAGCGGTTCCCCATGGACCTTTCAAACTTTACGTGCAGGAAATTTGGTGATCTCTGGGGGCACTGTGTCGGCTATTTCTTTAAATAGAGCCGGGATGGTTATTTCCCTGGGACTAACACAGGGTATTGTACCCGTGCAGCAGGGAGATGGGGTAGTGGTTGTCTACTCTGTCTTGCCTAATGTAACATTTATTCCAGACTAGTGGGAGCTAGGAATGAAGAATTTTTTACAAATCGGCCAAATTGATCCCTTGCCTCTTCTTCATGCTCTGGCTTTTCGTCCGGGGCTTTGGAACATGGACAAGGTTAGAACCTGGCATGAGGACTCGGCGCATAAAAATGCAAGTGATATTATTCTTAGGTATAATGACTGGGATGGAAAAGAGGAAAGTTATGTTGAACAGGTTTGTTCGGAACTTCAGGTAAAAAACTATCCAACCTGGGATCTTCTTCCACAAGCCCAAGCTCTTATTTTTCCCATTCTTGCTAGAGTAGAAGGGCTTCATTTAGGAAGGGTTTTTATTACAAAAATTCCCCCAGGAGGAATCATTGCTTCCCATGTGGATAGGATTGCTCCGGCAGAAGAGGCTTTTCCGGAGAAGATTCCTCCGGCGGTTTACTATAATAGATATCATGCAGTTTTGCAGAGTTCTCCGGGGACCTTGTTTAGATGTGGTGATGAAACTCTCTGGCTTCCCCCCGGAACTGTGTGGTGGTTTAATAACTCCCTTGAACACGAGGTGGTGAATAATGGTGCAGATGACCGGATTCATTTGGTTTTGGATATTCATGTTGCTGGGAGACTGCAAGGATGATTACTTACCAAATCGAGTCCTGGGATATTTACAGGGGAGAAGCACTGGGGCTCTGGCAGCAGCATTGGGATGCTGTAGCAACAGATAAGTCCCAAATGGAAATGAGTCCGCAGGAAATATATTATGCAGCATTATATAGTGCTGAGGCTTTGCAGATAATGACTGTCCGTGAAAATGGGAGGATGATTGGTTACTGCCTTGTGGTAGTTCGCCCGCACATGCATTACTCCAAAGTTCTCTGTGGTTTTGAGGATTCTTATTTTGTAGAGCCTCGTAAAGGTTTGGCCACAGGGATTGTTTATGCAAGGTTGGTGAAGAAATCTTTGGAGGCGCTAAAAGCTAGGGGGGTGAAAAAGGTTTTCTTTCACTCCAAATCTTTTGCTCTTCTTGAAAGGATTTTCCTTTCCCAAGGTTTTGCCCAAAGTGATGTAGTTTACTCTAAGTGGATTGGAGAATAAAATGGGTATTGGAGCGGCGATAGGAGCAGGCTCGTCGCTTCTTGGCGGGCTTTTTGGGGCGAATTCGGCTAACCAAGCCTCACAGGCCCAACAGCAGGCAAATCAACAGGCTATTCAAGCCCAGTTGATGATGTTTAATAAAAGCCAAGAAAACTTGGCTCCTTTTCTTGGAGTTGGAAAAGATTTTGCCAACCAACTTCTTACAAGAGCCCCGGAACTTACCAGAACATTCCAACCTACACAGGCGGAACTGGAAGCAACTCCTGGATATCAATTTACAAAAAACCAAGGGCTTCAGGGGGTTCAAAATTCCTATGCCTCTAAGGGCCTTGGTATTTCCGGGGCAGCACTTAAAGGTGCGGGAGAATACGCGACAGGACTTGCAGATCAGACTTATCAACATCAGCTTGAGAATTTTCTTAAACAAAACCAACAGCAATATAATATGCTTCTCGGGGGTGCCCAACTTGGAGCTAATGCAGCGACTGGGGCTTCGCAGAATGCCATTGCCACCGGGCAAGGTGTGGCGGGGAATTTGGTTGGGGCTGGAAATGCTGAGGCCGGAGGGGCTATTGGAGTTGGGAATGCCCTTACAGGTGCTACCAGTGGAATTAGCCAATATGCCCTTTTGAACCAACTTATGCAAGGCAGCCAGACTGGGGCGAATGGTAACTGGTTGGGAAGTCTTTTCTCCAGATAAATTTTTCGGAAAGGTAAATTGAAATGCCCCAGGATACATCAATCTACGGAAACATTCTAGTCCCACAGCCAATGCAGCAGCTTGGGCAGACTGTGGGAGTGGCACAGGGTATTCAAGGGCTGCAGGAAAGTCAGTTTAATCTTAGAATGAAGCAACTCCAAAATGCTCGAGAACGCCTCGGTTCCCTTGCAGCAAACAAAGATACTTCATACAAAGATGTCCTGGGCTCTATTGGAGATATGGTTGAGGGGGGAGATTTAACTCCTTCCCAAGCCGCGATTCTCTCCAAGAATGTTAATCCAAAAGATCCAATGGCTTTTGTTAAGAGCCAACTTGTGAATACTTTGGAGAGCCAAGCGAAGCTTGAGGCGCTTTATCCAAAACCAGAATTGCAAGATTTTGGTGGAGGCATGTTGCCTATCACAAGAGGGCAAGTGCCCGGTGCGGCGTCATATGGGGTTAATCCTGCTCCAGGAAGGGTGCCCGCAGAACTGGCTGGGCCTGGAAATAGTCTTATGAAAACCATTCCTCCGGTGCCTCTTGAGACTGTAAATGAGCTTGGGGCAAAAGGTTATACTACGCCGGCAGAAATTGGACTTGGGCAAGGACAACGGGCACCTAAAGCCTCTGTCGAAGGTTCCACTCCCTCGCGCGAAGCCCTCTCTCGCACTACTGCTCTCCCTCTTGGTGATCCAGAGATTCTCAAAGCTGGCGCTAAGATTTATGAAGATGATTTATTTAAATCTGCCAATGCAAAGGAAGTGTTAAATCCTCTTGAAAAGGCCATTCCAGAGTTGCAAAAACTTGGGGTTTCCGGTTCTGGTCCGGGGGCGGCGCATTTTGCTTTGGTGAAGAATTTTCTTAAAACTGCCGGACTTGTTGGGGAAGGGGATGTGGATAAGGCGACTATGCTGGACAAGGTAACAAAATACCTTGCCCAGAATGCCAACTCCATGGATCAGAGGACAACGGATTTTAGACTGGCCCGGGATGTTCTTGGAGCCCCGAATCCACAAACTTCTAATAGAGCTACGGAATTGTTGGCTCAAAATCAATTGGCATTGAAGCGCCAGGATATTGCGGCTCAAAGGGCTTTCGCTGAGACTGGAAAACCCCCAAGTGCCTATCCTTCTTGGAAGGCAAAATGGACCGGGGAAAGAGAATTGAAAGGGTATATTTTTGATATGCTTAGTCATAAGGATCAACAGGAAGAGATGAATAGGCTAAGAAATCTTCCTGCGGTGAATGGCAAAGCGAATCCAGAGTATACTAAATTCCTCAAAGCATATCGTGCGAGTAAAGATCAAGGGCTTTTGGTGGGAGGGGAATAAAATGACTCCGCAAGAAAAAGATCTCTTGGTTCGGACGATTTGGGGAGAGGCAGCTAATGAACCGCCAGAAGGTCAGGCGGCGATTGCGCACGTTGTGTTGAATAGGGTTAAGGCTGGACAATGGGGAAAAGACATTTCCAGCGTAGTGCGGGCTCCTATGCAATTTCAGGCTTGGGATTTTTTCCCAGATAAATTGCGCAAACTTTCTCCCGGAAATCCCCAATACAAAGCTATTGCGGATATTGTGGATAAAGTTGTGAATGGAGAAATTCCGGATGATACTGGGGGCGCTCCTTATTATTTGAACAAAGCCACAACTCTGAAGATGCGCGGGAACTTGCCTAAGTTTGCACAGGGTCCAGAGGTGACCTTTGGAAATCATACTTTTTATGGCGGAAAACCTGTAGTAGATGATTTGGAAAAGGAATTTGCAGGGAGTCTTAAAGCTCCTCCGGGAAGTGAGACTCCTGGGACAACTCTGCATTCCTTTGAGGAATTTACTCCATACATCAAATCTGCTCCTGTGGATGTGCCTCAAGCAAAATTTTCTGGGCCTTTAACCAAGGATAAAAATGATTCGGCCCTGACAAGTGCTGGGAAATTCCTTGGGACGGCAGGGGTTAAAGCTGCTTCAAGCATCGCCGGCCTTCCAGGAGATTTGAGAAGTCTCGCGAGAAGCGGGGCAGATTTGGCTAGCGGGGCTTTGGGATTACCGCAGGCTCAGGAAAAACCTGGACTAATCCCTGTTCCCCCATCCACCCAAGAAATTCTCGGGAAAGTCCAAGCCAAGACTGGAGAATATGTTCCTGAGAGTGGTCTCGGACGCACTGCCATGTCTGCGGCACAAGGAGCACTTACCTCCATTCCCTTCGGCCCTGGTGCAGCGCTTATGGGCGGGGTTAGTGGAGGGGTTTCTCAGGCCACTGGAGATTGGTTGGAAAATCCCCTCCTAGGTGCCGCGGCGGGTCTTGCTGCGGGATTGGGCGGGAGTCATATTCTTGGGGGGCCTAGAACGGCTTTAAGCCCTGCTCAACTTGCTCTGGCGCAAAGTGCAGAAAGACAGGGGCTCAGGCTTACTCCCTCCCAAATGACTTCTCCAAATGCTTATCCTGGAACTCCTGCGCAGGCTGAGGCTACAACGCAAGCTGCCGCAAAGCTTGGGGGGATTCAAGGAGAACTTTCGCGGAATTCTTTGAGAAACAGGGAAGTGGATATTGGGGAAAATATGGGGAGGTTGGAAAGGCAAGTTGATCTTGCCTATGATCCGCCTCTCCATCAAGCCATTAATTCTATTTATGCAGACTTGCCTCAAGATCCTACTGCGGCAAATAAATTGCGTAGAGTTCTTGGGACCATTCAAGCTGGGTTTACAAAAAATCTTGGAATACTTCCTGGCCAAGAATTCTCAGAGTTGATTAAAAAAGGCTCTCTTCTGGATAAACTTACCAAAGATCCGAATACTAGAGAACAGGCTTGGGAGCTAAAGCGTGCCCTTGTTGGGAATTTCCATGCTAATGCAACTCCGCAAATCTCTAACGATTACCATAATCTAAGAACACAATACACTGTGCTGCAAAATCTTAAACCTTTGGTGAAGAGTGGTCCTGCAGGAGAGTTGAATCCGTTGGCCCTGCAGAACCAAGCAAATAAACTCACAGTGACACAAAATTCTCCAGAGGCTTTAAGGGACTTGGAAAATCTAGGAGATACCTGGCAAACTTTTTTAAACTCTCCTGACAAGGGTAATAACCTTGTGACGATTGCAGAGCATGTTTTGAAAAACCCTGGCACTAGGACTAAACTTGTGGAGGGTGCACTGGGGGTTGGTACGGCTGCTGGCCTTGGAGTTGGTGGGGCTCCTGCGGCCTTGATTGCAGGACTTGGTTTGCCTTTGGCACATGGTACAGCTGCATGGGCACTTCAGCAATACCAAAATAATCCTCTTTTTAGAAATATGCTTTTAAGCGGCAGGGCACCTACTTTGCCTGGGCAATTGAATACTGGTGCGGCAATTGGAGCCGGGCAAAATCTTTTGATGGGACAGGGGCAATGAGAATGAAAATCACTTTGGCTTTGGTTTTGGCTTTGACCCTGGCCCTTGGGAGTGCCTTTGCCGGGACTCTCTTGCCTCTGGCAGAACAACAATTTGTGGATGGGAATGGAAAACCTTACGCAGGGGGTAAAGTTTATTTTTACATCCCCTCCACCACAACTCCAAAAACAACCTGGCAGGATGCCGCAGGCTCAGTCCCAAATACCAATCCGGTGGTTTTGGATTCTGCCGGCAGAGCAATTATCTATGGCACCGGAGCTTATAGACAGATTTTGAAGGATTCCCTGGGAAACCTTGTATGGGATCAGCTTACGCAGGATACTGGAGCGAATGGCATTAACTGGGGAGGAACCTCGGGAGGTACGGCAAACTTACAAACTATTACAGTTCCGAACTTCTCAGCAGGTTCCGGCCAAATAGTTCAATTTATCGCAGGTTTCACAAATACCTCTCTTCTCGCCGTGGACCCCAATGGGACTGGTTCTATTGCAGTTAAAAAGGATACTGCAAATGGGGCTGTTTTTACATCTGGGGGCGAGGTGGTCGCGGGAAATATCGTAACCTTGTCTTATGATGTTGTCTCGAGTATTTTTCATATAATGTCCCTTCCCCCCACTCCAGGGCAACTTACTAATATTGTTGCAGCAGGAACTACAAACATTGGAGCCATCCCAAGTCATTATGTGAATATAACAGGAGGAACTACAATAACCTCCTTTGGGAGTGCCTGTACCACTTCACAGCCCTTTTACAGAGGCGTGATTGCCAATGGCTTGACTTTGACTTACAATGCAGTCTCTATGATCCTTCCCGGTGCCAGGAATATTCTTTTCTCCGCAGGAGATACCTTTGAGGCTCAATGTTTGGGAAGTGGGAGTTGGAAGGTTTCTCCACAAGGGGAGTTTAATATTCCCTCTGGGATGGTGGCTTTCTTTGATCGTGCTACATGCCCCGCTGGCTGGACCTTGGCAGATGGCACAGGTGCAGTGGATATGCGAGGGAGATATCCTAGAGGTGCCGATCCTTCCGCCGTGCATGGGACAACTGTTACTGTGGAGGGCTATTTGGCAAATCAATTCCAGGATCATCAACACCCGGCAACGGTTTCGGGAGGCACCAAAGGAGCAACGTCGACAACGTCATATAGCGCCGGCGGTCTTTTGGGACCGTGGCAACCGGACGATATCGCCGTGGCTATCGGTAATCCAAATACCGGAAGTCATGGCGCAGAAACGCGCCCTGAAACCATCGGCCTTCTTGCCTGTCAATACTAAAGAAGGGCCGAAGGCCCTGGGGAAATTAAAATGGATGAGGACTGGAAAAAGAATATTGAGATAGAGATTATTACCTTAAAAGAAGGGTATAAGGCTATTTCACAAATGCGAGATTTACTTTCTGAGATGAATAATAAACTTGGAACCTTGATTGTTCGCATGGATTTCAGTGCAAGAAGTTTGGACTCTGTGGAGCAAGAGGCAAAAACTGTCATGTCTTTGGAGTCCCAAATTAAACAACTCGTAGCTTGGTTGTGCGGAACTGGCTCTCATGACATTGGATTGAAAAATAGAGTAACTTTGTTAGAGCAGGAAAGGGCAAAGCAGTTAGGTTGGATGACTGCGGCCGGAGTCATAGGAACTTTGATAGGTGGGATAATTGCTTTTGTGGCAAGTAATCATTCCTGGCTCTTCGGAAAAGGAATTCTCTAAGAGGGGCAAAGCCCCTACTCAATTCCATGTTCATGCGTCGGCCGGGGGGTGTAATATGGCCCTCCGGCATTTTTATTAATAATATTAGATTTCTCAGCAATTTCCATAATTCTCAAGATATTCCCCGATGGAACTCGTTGCTGGAGAAAGTGAATAAGCCTGGATTCATGCACTGGTTTTTTGTCCTTGCTCCAAAGCTGGAAAAGATATCTGTGGAGTTCTTGGATAACCTGGGCATCACTTTTCAAGACCATTTCTCGGAAAATATCTGGCATACGGATTTCGGCTGCAAATAGCCAGTCCATGGCGCGAGTTAAATCTTGTGCGAGAACTTCCAAATCTTCCCCTCTGGAAATACAAGAAATCATAGCGAGCTTGGCTATGTGAATATTTCTCCTTCCGCAATAATGCCGGAGTTTGGAGTGTTCTGGAACTGGGGCTTGGTCTTTGGCAATCCAACCTCTAAACCCTGCTTTGGCATCAGCGGACCACTGAATCTCCCCCATCCTCTCTGTTATTTTGATTAACCCTTGTGTGAGTTTTTGTTTGGAGGTTTCACTTCTTGATGGGGCATCGAAAAAATCCACCTTCGGGCCTTCGCTTGCATAGATCATAATTTGCCTTGACATAAAGCCAGAGTTCCAAGCTTCCTCTGGAAGAAGTCCCATCATATACCCTGGGGTGGTGCCGGCAATTATATTCAGCATAGGACAAATTATGTCCACACTTTTTGTGGTTCTCTTTTCATCCGAAAAATTATCTTTATTATCATATATATCGACAAGAACTGAGAGAAATTCTGGATCATGAGAGGGGACAAGGACGCCAAACTCTGATGCGGCGATAGCCAAAGCATTGTACTCTAAAAGTCCATCCCCGTTGTTTATGATAATTTTCTTCCCAGAACGTGCAAGTACATCCAAGAGAGATGCCTTGGAGACTGCATTTGGGGCAATAAAAACTTTCTTGGTGCTTCGCCAAAATTCTTCTGCAAAAACTAATGATGCAGATTTTCCTACCGAAGGATTACCGATAAGGAGGATGTATAGATTTGGGTAAAGTCTTTTGAGGGAAGATTTCATCCAAATTCTGCGTTCACATGCTCCTGCAATTGTGGAAATTCCAGTCCAGAGACGAAAATTATCTGGAGAAGGAAGTTCCTCAGTGTAGGACATAAATTCTTCAATCCAATCCATATAGGCACGAGAACCCCAGGGTTAGAGGGAGGGGGAAAGATTTATTGCAGCAATGAAAATTTTGCTGCATCTTTCGCGATTATTCTCATTATCTTATGCATGGTGTCAGTGAAGTTTGTGGTGACAATTTCTGCTGGGCGGAGGAAATATTCATCCTCAAAGAAAACTTCCCAGTCTTTATTAAAAGCAGAAAGGACAAGATACCATCCATCAGGATTTGAGGTTTTTCTACAAGTTGCAGTAAAACCTTTGTAAGTCTCTTCTTCTTGGGAGAAAAAGTTTTTCACCAAATTCTCAATCATCTCTATCCCCTCGGTAAGTGTCTTACCAAACTCTGTCTTTACCATAAAGCATTTTTCTGGTATCTTTTTCCCCTAGTTTAAATTTCTTGAGGCCCAGAGGATTTGTGTCTTTGTGGAAATTTCCCCAGTTCCAACCAACTTTTGCCTCTCCCGGAACATCATAAATTCGTCCAGAAGGGGCTTTTAAGGGAGTGGAAATATATCCAAGGGCCTGAGAGACCACCTCTTCCTCATTATCATCCTCTCTGTAGAGGAAATATACTGCATCATGAACCTGGGCAAGGAGTTGCACTCTTGTTCCCATGTATTTCCAAATTCTCCAAAGAGCAAGATTTAGTCTATCTCCCGTAGCGCTTTGGGGGGAATAAGCAATGGCTTCGCGGAGGGTTGTGTCGTCATTGGAACGTCCGAAAAAGTGCCTAGTTCTCCCAAAAGGAGTTGTAAGTTTTCCTGTAGTTTGCAGGGTCATGGCAACATATTGGTGCCATTTAGGGATTCCTTTAAATGCTTTGAAATATTCGTTTTGAAAATTCTGTACAACTTTGACTGGGATTTTTGCATGTCTGGCCATGGTGAAGGGAGTTCCGTAATAATTACTGCCGTGGCCTAGTTTTTTTGCCATATCCCTGTAAGAATAATCTCGGTAAAAAACTTCCTCTGCCAGAGCTTTGTCTTTTTTAGGATCTCCAGTCCAAGCTTTGCCGGGCCAACTCATTTTACAAACTGTGGTATGAAGATCTCCGCTAAGACATGCGTCTAGGTAAGTCCAATCGTCAAAGAGTATTCCGCAAAGCCATCCAACCTCTCTTGATTCCGCTTGCTCCAAATCAATGCCACAAATTTTCCATCCAGGGTCGGAAACAAAGATATGGCGGAGTTTGGAGGAAATGTTTTGAAGATTTGTACCGGAGGAAAAAGCACTTGCAGAGGAACTCCAGCGGCCAGTTTCAGTTCCAGCGATGTTATAACTCGTCCTCATTCTGCCATCCCAGTCAACCTCAGTTTCCAGCACTGAAAGTTGTTTGGTGTAATCTCGAATGGCAAGGATGCAGGAGATTATTGGTCTGGCATATAGGTAGATTGAAAGTTTTTCTAAAGTCTCTCGTCCCATAGAGAGTTTTCGAACACCTTTTTGGGAAGTCCAACTTTCAGGAAGTTGCATACATTTGTAGAAAAAATCTTGGAGTTGGGTAGGGCTTCTTGGGTTAAGAGGTTTGTTCCAAACCGCATCGGCTAGGATTTGAAGAGTTCCTTCGGGGTTACATGGTAAACCTGGGCCGATAGCTCCGCCAAGTTGCCAAATCAAATCTTTTAATGACCGTATTCCATCTCTTCTAGCCCCCTCGTCTATAAGAAAACCCCTAAGCATCATTTCTAGGGCCGGGGCTTGGAGAGCCCTTTCAAATGTATATATCTCCGGGGGTTGGTTAAAAAGCCTTTGAAGTTCCTCATGAACTTCCAAAGTCACCATGCAATCTAAACCATTGTAGATTTGGAGGTTCTCGGGAAGGGTAGAGCCTGGAGTCAAGGCCGCAGTTTGAATTAGGGGCAAGTGAAGCGCTCCGATCGGGCAATGACCTTACGCCGGCTTAGTGCGCCGGTAAAGCTTGAAATTTCCCGTCAAATTTAAGGCGTGACGGGCTTTAGGGGATTTTGGCTAGGTAGGTAGCGCGACGAAAAAGACCCTAGTCACGCGCCATTTATATGGCAAAGCTTACGCTTACGGCAAGACAAAAACTGCAATACCACTTTCTGCAAACTTAATCTTTGCCACAATAAATTCTTCTTCTCTCATAGAGGTAGTACCGGTGTCTATAATCACGGAAGAGATTCCTGCGTTAATCAACATTCCGGCACACCTGGAGCAAGGATAATGTGAGACAAAAGCAGTGGCCCCTTTAAGGGCCACTCCATGTCTTGCAGCAGAAGAAATTGCATTTTCCTCTGCATGAGCAGTCCAGAGATATTTCTCTGGTCGAATAAGGCGTTCGGGGGAGTCGACTACGCCTCTGGGAATGCCATTGTATCCTGTGGATAGGATTTGGCAGTCTTGTGAGACAATAACACAGCCGACTTTGGTGGAATCCTTGGACCAAGAAGAAATTTCTTTAACAAGGGATTGGAATTTTTTAATCCAAGGGTCAGAAAAGGTCACACATGGAAAGGTCACACATGGAAAGGTCACGCAAGTTCTCCAATGGCCAGGCATTTAAGAAGAGTTCTGGCTGTCTCGAAATCAGGGACTATGTAACACTGTGGGTGATAACGCCAAGTTCCGTAGTCTGGATGGTCCCCAACAAGGATAACAAATTTTCCTTGTGCAATAGCCATTCCAGCTTCCACAAGAGCACCTCGAAGATGTGACCATGGGATATTGTTTGGCTTTTCTGAAGCATGTTCTGTCCAAAGAAGAACTCCATGAGCTTCGGTAATATCCTCCATGTCATGCTGCCAGAAAACTTTGGCAAAAACCCCTTCATCTGGAATGTGCCCGGTGTGAAGGAATGGCCAACGAGCGGTGAATGTAATTTCAGACCAATCTTCCTTGAGAGAGTGCCATGTATCAGCATCGGAAATTTTTGAGGCAGTGTAGATTTTGAGGGTCATGAAGGTTTCCTTTAAAATGGTGAATTTTTACCTTGTTTCCCAAATCTTTTTCCCGAGTCTCCATCCAGAAACTCCGGTTAGAAACCAAATCCACCAAGGGAAAATGGATTCATAGGGACCAGAATGGGTTACCAACATAACACCCACAACTCCACAGATCCAAAAGATAAATGCCATGGTTAACTCCCGTAGGTTATTTCCCATTTATGTGGAAGAAAAATGCCCTTTTCTCTAAGTTTATTCACCAATCCTTTACGTTCGTGTGAGGCCGTGCTCATCCAAGAACCCCAATTTGTGGCATTTTCAAAGAGAGTGTCAATTTCTTTTATTCTCTTCTGCCAGGATTTAGTTTGGTCTAGATCATTTGTTGTTTCATCCACCTCGGAGAAAATGTCTTCAAATTCTTTGGGGGAATAAATCTCATATATAGTATTATTATATAATACTGCTGGACAAACAATCCAAGTAGATGGTGCAATTGTGAGACAATTTCCGTTGATACTTTGAAAGAAAAGCAAATATGATCCAGCAATCCAGGCTGCATTGCCCTTTACATCTTTGTAAATGGCGCTCTTCGTCAAACCTTGAAAGGGTGGAAACCATTCTGGCCAAACAAACTCCACTCGATTCCATTGAATGGCCTTTTGTGGCCGAGGCTGCATCAATTGTTTACCTTTTCTCATAACAAGTTTTTCCATCCTAGCACCTCTTCCCGCCATCTTGAACTCTATTTTCAATTTTATGGTCAGCTCTATGCAGATTATATTCCATTTTCTCCAAAATAGCCCCACCAAGATCGTAGCCTTTGGCTCCAGCTAGGTCAAAAATTCTAATAACTGCATCGGCCAATTCGACTTCTCCAGAAGGTCTATGTGGTAGATGAGAGTCCATAAGACCTTTTCTTTCCCCCTCAAAAGCTTCAGAAATTTCACTATGCACAAGGCATAGTTTGGTAGCAGTGATTAGAATATCCTTGGGATCTTGGGGAAGTCCAGTTTTTGGATCAAGCCACCATCCAGCCTGTTTGGAGCGAGAATGACAAAAATTGATCAGGAAAGAAATAGAGGAAAGTGCCTTGTCAAAAGGGTCATTAAAATTCGTGCTTTGTGCTAACTTTAATTGCGCCTCGTCCCAGTCTTTTTGAGAAATTCGAACAATTTCATCAGTCTGAGGATTGTAATAAGTTGGCCATTTTTCTTGTGACAAATCTCTCTCCCGTATTCCCTGCATAATTGCTTGTGTGGTCTTAGTGCTCTCATATACGTCAAGGAGGATAGAATTTTCGTCTAAAATTGAAAATGGAATTCGTATTAATGTTTTTTGAAAAAGGGGATCATACTCAATCTCTAAAAATTGACCGCCCAGCGCAGCTACAAGTTTCTGTACAAAATGAGTTTTGCCTGAGCCGGGGGGTCCTGAAAGTATCAAGGTAATCTGTAAAGCTTCATTGCTCATTTTTACTTTTCCTTCTCAATCTCAACCAAATCCACAAGACGTTTTAGGGAAATTGCGATGGAAGTAAGGGCTCTTTCCGAGGAAGTTTCATTCACCATAGGCTCCAAGCGATCGCTTACGGAGAGACCGCCGGCTTTCTTTTCCTTTTCTCTCGAAACCCTCATATATCTCGCATAAATATCATCCCAAAGATCTTGGGACACAGGTTCTTGCGTATCTCGAGTAGGATTATACCACAGAGCAGGGGTTGGGTCAGTCATCGGCTTTAACCTCCACATTTTTATGTCGCATGAGTTTCCATGAAGCTTCTTGGGTATAAATGCTCCCTAAAAATCCAAGACCTTTTTGAAGCTCCGGGAAAAGTGCATGGTGAAGAAGCATTGTGTCGGCTTGGCAATTTTTCGGGAGAATTCCCATTTTCATAATATATTGCAAGTCATACAGACCATTTTGGAAGAGTTTGAGTACAGGGTTTTCAAGGAGAATTTTAACTAATTTCCATGCGCAAACTTCTTCTTCCAAGGTAGACCAGTAACTCTCACCTTCTTGGGAAGTAAAAGGAACCACAAAAGCTTCTTTGCGGGAAAGAGCAAAGCCTATGCAAGTTATTTGCCTTTTTTTGGTCTCAATATCACAAGCAATTATCTCGGCCTCAGATGCCCTTTTTACAAAATCCCCCAATTCTTCCAGAGTTGGATTTACCAAAACAGTACGTTCTGGGCGAATTATTTCAGGTGAGAGACTTTCTCTCTTGGCCTTAATAAAATCTGCGATGCAAATTACCCGCCAAGACCAATTTCTAAGAACTGCGGAAGGATGAAAAGTAGGAAGGATTTTTCCCCAAGGGGATGCAGCAATTGTCCCGCGTATTGCTCCGATTTTGGTGGAATTTAAAAGAGCCCAGGTAGCTGTGCCACCCAATGCGATTATGAGGTTTGGGCGGATTTCCTCAAGTTCATTTTGAAGCCTCGTGACTTCCCCCAAAAACTCAGGTTTAATATAATGCCCGAGTTTTATTGGAGGATGGGAATAATCCTTGCCGACATCTGCTTTTTTAGCGCAGAGATTGTCAAAGTTACTGTTTGCCGGGCGAAGCGCAAAAACATTTGTGAGAAAACATTCTTTCCGCTCTATGCCGGCTTCGCTGAGCATCCTTGTAAGTTCTTGGCCAGAAGATCCCATGAAAGGAAGGCCAAGGAGAGCTTCTTGCTCTCCCCAAGCTTCGCCGACTATGGCGATTTTGGCGGTGCGGGGACCAGAGGAATGGGCGAAAGGTGGATGGGTCATTGCGAGCCTAGGTTTCTTTTCCGTCTATTATCAACTCCAAGCCCTCTTAATTCATGGGAAATTAAAAAAAGAATACAACATCCCATATGGGAGAGGTGGCTAAAACCCGAATCTGGATCTATATCTTCTCCTCCAACCCAGGCAAAAGAATGTCTCATAAGGGCATTCCAAAGTCTTAGCCAATTAAATCCACCTTCCCAATTCCACGGAGAATATTTTTCTGCCCCAAACTCTAAAATTTGTTGAATCTCTCCTAGAGCCTCCCATGGGATGAGGTCAAATGTAGGTTTTTCTGCATCATATTTTATGCCTCCAAGAGAGGGATTGGGCTTGGTAGAATTGTTTTGTGGTACGGTAGTATTTTGCGACATAGGATTAGGTTGCTGCACAAAAGTTTTCTTTTCCCAAGACTCAGCGTATTGCCGAGCCCTCTCATCCACAGAAGATTCATTGACAGGTTCCAAGAGGTGTCTCCATGGTAATTGCGAGAATGAAATGTGCAGGAATCCAGAGCCTGGGTCCGATGAATCCTCCATTAAGAATTATCCCAGTTTTTAATGCAAACATATCCAGGCAATTGTGAATATCCGCAGTGAACTGCAGTCCATTGGTGGTATAGATTACAATTTTAGTCATTTAGAAATCTTTCGTAATGCTCGAAAATGCCGCAAAGCGCTTTTGGCATTTGCGTGATATTCGGGAGATTTCTCTAAACCTAAAATGGACTCTGCCCCAAGAGACTCAGCGGCTCGAAGTGCAGAACCTCCTCCACAAGTCGGGTCTAGCATTTTGGTGTGTTCATCCACAAACATCGAGAAAAAGTGCCTCAACATAGGTTCAGGTTTTGTGGAGGGATGATGAGCTTTATCTGAAGGGGAGGAATATGCATTGGAAGTTGCCTTTATGATAAATCTATCTTCCCGAGAGGCGATAAATGCTGTTTCATAGATTTGTCTAGGGCCTCTTTTGGCATCCGGCAAAATTCCAGCATTATCACTCTTTGCCCAAACCAAGGGAAATGGATTGAATTTTAAGTCTGGAGCATTTTTTGCAAAAAAATCCAAAGTAGGTTGATACATTTTCATGGAAAACCAGAACATCAAATGACCAGAATGGGCCATTATGGTGTTTAAGTTTTCACAAAGAACTTTACAAAGAGCCCAGTACACATCAGGAGAATCATCATAAGTAGTCCACTTATCCTTTCCAGACATTTCTGCGAGATTGTAATTAACTCCATAGGGAAAATCACAATGGATGAAATTAAATCTAGGCCCGGAGTATTGTGGTGCCCAAAGAAGGAAATCTTCCAAAAGAACTGGGACTTCAGACTCTGGAAGGGAGGGGACTGGAGTGGCAGGGACTGGGAGTGGGGGAAGTTTAACTTTCTCCACTTCCGCAAAAATTTCCAATCCACTTTCCATAATGGCAGAAATGTCATCTCCAATCTGCCTTTTATCAATCCTATTAAGCATGTTCAAAGCTACTGTGTAGCCTGTGGCATTGTAAATTTTTGGATCATGGAGTTCCTCAGAAACCCTCAGCAAGATTTGAGTAACATGATAACTCAATCCAATTGCCTCGGAAGTTGCTTTAATCGTCCAAGTTTCCTCCCCAAATTCTTTTTTATAAAGCCCATGGATTCTCGCAATTGCTTGGCATTGATCCTGCCAAGGCAAATCACATCTATGCAGGTTCTCTTCCAATTCCACGAGTTGGGCTTCTGTGGGGGAGAGATCTTCGATAAATCTACATGGAATGTCTGGGAGATCAAGTTCAAGGGAGCAGGTGAGTCTCCTCTCTCCAGCCACGAGCACCAAATCTCTGGTGATTATGATAGGCTGAATTACCCCCCGCACAGCAATGGACTCTTTAAGTCCATCCACCTTTATCTTTTTCCTCTGTCTTTCCTCTCTTTGGATTATAATGTTTTTGCAAGGGACTCTTTTGTAATTATTTGTTAGTTTCATGGAGGTTCCTACAGTTGTCTCGAGATCCAAACAATTCCACTGAATGTGGAGAGCATGATGAAAAGAACTTTGGCCTCATAGGGGATCATTCTCCAAGTTCTCTTGGCCCAAAAATAACCAGTGAGGAGTTTAAGCAAGGTTCCAAGAATTGAAGTTTCAAAATAGACAAAAATAGTCATTCTTCCACTTTCTCATAAGTCATCAAGAAAATATCAGGTTTGCAAGGATAGAATTCACCCTTAATTCCACAAATGATCCAGTCACCAGATGAAGCAGTAATCTCTCCTTCTAAAGTTGAGATACAAAGTAGATCTTTTTGTTGTGAAAAATATGCTGGTGTCATTCCCATCCAATTAATTAATGCCGCAGCACAATTCTCAGATCCATCAAAGAGCCTAGCTTCAACTACTACAGGTTTTTTTCTAAACTTTCCCATATTATTTTCTCCAAGAGAAATGGAGAGGGCTTTACGCCCTCTCCATAAACCTTAATCCTTCCCTTTCATACCCGCCACATTGTTATACGGCGGCGCGGTAGGATCAGTAGGATTGAGCTGCTGAGTCACGTCCAAAACAACTTCTTGGTTAAGACAATCGTCAATAACCTCACCGTCACTACGGCCCTGGGTGGCAATGTTCAAGGATTCTGCAAGTTCCTTGAGACGATACCGGGCAGATGGGGTGAGGTAGTAATCTTTGGTGAGGGTTTTGGAGGCAAAATCCACCCCTTCCAAAACTCCTTCGTCAAAGGTTTCTGCGGGTTCAGTGGGCTTTAGAGTGAAGCGCACATACGGAGTTTCTTTATTTTTGGAAACGCCAAATTCTCGTCCTTTGATAATGCCAAAGTAAGATCCAGCAGGAAGAGGAATCGGGCGTTTTGCAGAGTCCATCGGTTGAGAAAGAAGTTCACGAAAATCAACAGCCATGATAAAGTTTCCTTTTGGGAGTTAAGCCTCCCGGGGAAGGGCAGGTCATGCCCCTCGATGTGAGGCTCAGGAGACACGGCTTCTTAGAGTATGTATAAGGCCTGTATTTTTGTTTGTATTGATTTCTCCCATAGTATGAAGTTCAGCTTCCAATAAAGCTTGGAGTATTGGACGTTCAGTTTCATTGAAAGAGAAATTTGCCTGTGTATTTAAATTTTTGTCAAGTTCATTTAGCATCACTTGCAGATGATAGCAATATTTATCGCGTTCGGATATTTTTTCTTCCACCATGATTAAGTTCCTTTGATTGAATAGAGGGAATTATCCCCGCACTGCTTTGAAGTAATCCACAAGTCCAGTTTCTAGGGGGTATTCTGGGAGAACCTTCAGGGGTGCGGTATTTTTAAGCTCCACAATACCGTTGGTGCGAGTAAGGATTTTTTGCTTAACATTAGCACCTTGGCCGGAGGATTTTGCCATGAGGCAGGAATTAAAATACCTTCCAATTTTTGGGGAAAGGGCTTTGCCAAGGGACAGAGGCAGTCCTCTTTGTGCCCCTCCATCTTCCCCATGAATTGTGATATGGCAACATACAATTACATTGCACTTCACCGCATCATCATACAGCATTTGAAGAAGAGATTCGATTAGATTTTGTGCAGCAAACCAATCATTTTGTTGCACCTGTCCGCCAAGTCTCCCATTCATGGCAAGGACGAAATTCAAGGCTGCTGTGCATAGCATAGTAAGGGAGTCTATGACTAGGACTTCATTGGTGGTCCAAGAGAGGACAGAGCCAAAATCATCTCCAATCCAAGTCTCCTCTGCATCTTGCGGTTTCACTTCTTTCCAGTTATAAAGAAGATTAGATGCACGATTCCAGACCGTGGCCTTGGCCGGGATAAGTTTGCCGGAGGCAATTTTCATAGGATCGGTTATGGTGATGTAATTGAAGTGTTCCGCTCCAGATTTATATGGAGAATTTGGGGAAGTGAGAAGGTTTTTGCATATATCCAGACCATTGTCTAGGTCGATGACTCGGACGTTATATCCAGCAGCGGCGAGAGAGCACAAAGAACCTGTCTTGCCGGAGCCGGAATCTCCCAAGAGAAGCATTTTTGTGGTTTTCGCAGACTGGTGACGGTTTATTGGGGGCATGTGAGGGAGTCCTTAAGGAAGGGTGGAAAGAATAAGTCTCCGCAAGTAAAGACTAAGAGTTTGTTTGTTCTCTCTGGCAAGATTATCTAAAGTGATTTTGACACTTTTATCTACACTGAATTTAATATCACAACGAATTTCAGGGGGAGTTTTTGTAGATGGTCTATAGGAACGAAGTTTTAATTTCTTTCGTCTCTGCGTTACGGCTGTGGGACATCTATTTAATTCCCGAGCTATGTATTTGTCTTGCAAACCTTGCGCGAAAAGTGTTTTTAAACTCTCATCTTCCTTTTCTGTCCATCTGCGTTTTTTATTATTTGGATTAAAAATATTATGCTTTCTTATGAAAGATTCGATGGCATTGGGAGATTTGTGGAGGGTTGCTGAAATTTCGAGAATGGATTTTCCTGCATTTAGTGCATTTTCTAGTCTTTGTTTTTCGTAAGCTGACCACATTTAAACATCCCCACGAGAAATTAATGGGTCCCAGGTTCGTTTCGAGAAACCATGCTGCAGCCATTGCTCTCTTGCGGAGGGATTTTTAGAACAAATCTCTCTGAAATCACAGCCTCCATAGTTTCCACAAGCTTTGTCATTCATGGGCCAGTGAGAAGCCTTGGCATAACTCTCTGCAAGTTGAATCCATACAGAGGTGTCCAAAAACCATTCATCAAGTTGGGTCTCAGTCCTGGGAATGAGGCCTCGGTAAAAACGAGAGAAGTTTACTCCAATTTGGGCTCCATCAACAATAAGGCCAGCAATAGGTTGATGGTACACTATTCTTGCTGAAAGGGAGTACATGGAAAATTGGTTATCTGGAGAAAATTTTTGAAAAAACCTCTCATCAATGGCGTAGGTGGAGGTCTTTCTATCCACAATATAAATTGCATCGTTTAGTTTGCCTAGTCTGTCCAAATGACCACAGAAGAAAATTGGATCTCCTGAAGAAGAGGTGAGTCCAGAATTGTATCGAAAGGAGAGTTCCACTGCTGGGGAACCATTGGCGAGTTGGATGGTTTCAATGGAGTCCTTTGCGAAATGGTCCAGATACCAAATAACAGTGCGGAGGAGAGTATAGCGATTTTTGTGAGAGTCAAAAGAACTCCAAGGGCGTCCCAACTTAAAATCCCAAGTCTCTTTAAGAAGGAAGTGGACAGAAGAGAGAACTGCGGTTTCATGAGAGTCTCCCAGGGATTTACGTTTATCATAGTGTTCAAGGGCGGAATGGTAGTGAAGGCCAAAGATTAAATGCCTGGATAAGGTTTTTGGTTGGTAGCCGCAAATTATGGTGTAGTAATATTTCCTCGGGCAGGTTTTAAGTTCGCCCAGAGAGGTTGAGTCCCATGCAAATTGGAACCCTGGGGAGGTAGGGAGAAAGGAAGAATTGTGGGAAAGGTCTGGGAGGTTCATTGGAAGGACTTTGTAATGGAGAAAGGGCGGAGGCGAAGCCTCCTTTTTAAAGCCCTAAATCATCAAGGGTAAAGACCTCTTTTGGAGCCTTCGGGGTTTTTGGCGAAGCCTTTGGAGCCTTCGGGGTTTTTGGCGAAGCCTTTGGTTTTTTCCCTGTGGCCTCGGCAAGAAGCCAATTCTTCCTTTGTTCCCTAAAAATCCCCACAATTTTTTCCAAATCTATTTTGGAATAACTAAGAGGATCTCTGGACATTAACTCGTCCATGGACTCTGGCACAGCCTCGGCCAAGGGATTTGGTTCATTTGTCATTATCATCTCCAAGAGGAACTGGTTGAGCTGTTTCTTGAGATTTAGCCTCAATTATGTTAAGCATTTTTCTTACCATATTTCGAATGGCAGTGGATCTCCCGAGACTCTTTCCATAAATCGCATCAAGCCTATCCACATCTCTATCATAGAGGTAGATATGAATCCTACGCAGTTCTTCATCATTCTGTGACACTTTTTTCTCCATCACAACTATGTTTTTTCTTTCCCTTCACAATCCACATTTCATTCTCGTTACCGTAGGGGCTGTGGCGAAGTTGAAGGATTTCCAAATCCGGATCTCCAGAGGACTTTCTAACAGCATAAAGTTTACGCTGAGCGTCAGTGAAATCTGAAACTTGGATTATTATTCCAAAGGAAGAGGACAGGGCTTGATAGAGGCATTCTATGGGGAGCATGGGATAGGACTTTCAAAGAGAGGAAGAGCCTTCCTAGCCCTCTAGGAAAAGAGCTAGAGCAAGGTTTTTGGTGGCCTCTGCCCGCCTAGCAGCCTCTTCTTCAACCTCCGGATGCTCTGCAATATAAGTTTTAACCTTAAGGTCAAATTCTTCTTGGGAAAGAGTAAGATTTTTCTTTCTAATAATAGTTTTCACCAATTCTGAGGCGATTTTCTTGGTCTCTTGTTCGAGAAGAGACGCGGGTGCTGCTCGGGTTGAGCGAGCTTTGAATACATAATCTCTATCATAAGCAGCAAATTCTTCCTTCAAGCTTTCCAGGGTTTTCTCACCTTTTTCATAAGAAATAACCTTTGGCCTGAAGGCGTTACGGATGTTCTCATGGCGCAGGCCATTAAGAGCCTCGGCCTCAATCAAGGTTAGCTGATGCCCTTCTTTGTATGGAGAGGAAATGTCAAAGGTGACTTCGGAAATTGTGATGGTCGGCATAAGGGAAGCTCCTTTAGGGTAGGGATTATGGGACAAGACGGGGCGTAAGGCAATGGTCTAGTTCGGGATCACATGCCTTAGCCCATGATTGCGTTCGTTTTATGGGCCTAGCTTATCCCCCATAAAAAAGAAGTAGAAAAATCGGAAGAGACAAAAGCTCCAATGAGCCCAACAACATAATTAGAGCAATTCCTTGAACCTCAGTCATTTTAATTCCCCTCAATCTTTCTTGCCCTCTCGGACTTTTAATTGACGAATGCAGTTGGAGATGTATTTTTCCTTGTCTACTTTGGTTTTAATTTGTACCTGGGCAAGGACATTTGCCCTGCACGTGGCAATTATGTCTGGGTAGATTGGGCAGGATGCCCAGGTAAGAGATGGGGTAAAAAACAAGAGAAGGGTTATTTTAGTTTTCATTGAGATTTCCTTTGTGTGAGAGATTTTATAATTTCCATGCGGAAGGAATAAAGTTTGAATAAAGCCTGTCCTTTTGGATTGGTATAGGAATATGTACTTGGAGGACCAAAAGCAAGACTAACCTCAGTTATAAGATTCTCCATTTTTAAAAGAAGTTCGTCTTGAGAGGGTTTTTGGACCCTTCTTTCTTGTTCAGATTTAAGGTCAGTCCATTTTGCGAAGGCTTCTAGCGCGCCTCCCAAATACGTTCCTGCATCAAGCGCAAGTTCTAACTTCACAATCTCTGTTTGTAATTCTTCATCAGAGAAATTTCTTATGCATTTACTAGAAAAATCACTTGCGCTATTTGCAGAGTCAAATTTAATGCTCATTACGAAACACTCCTTTCAGGCGCTCCACGTCCAATTCCAATAATTTTCTATTTTGTTTCCAGCCAACAAAATTTCCATGAAGCTCTGGCCTATGCCATTCAATACAATCTTCCTCCTTAAAACACCTATCAGGTGTAGCTTGGTGCTCCACTGGCGAGGCGTGCATGGGTTTCGAGTTTACGAGAGTGTCATAACGCGCCAGTTCCGCTTCGATGGAACTATTGCCGTCGAAGGGTGCATAGGAGATACGCGCGCAGCGGGCCGCAGAAAGTTTGCGTAAAATTTCTCCTGAATTTATATCTCGGCTACTACCAAAGTTCATAGCTTGCTCTTTGGTTGCCTCATCATCGGCATAAGGTAAATGCCATTCACCCGGCCCAAGCAATTTCGGTATGCTCTCGTCCATAGCCTTTTTTATAGCCTCGGCAAGCATTTGCATATGAGGTTCGGCTGCATGATGCAGGCGAAGTTCGAAGAAGTTGTCCCACTCTGTAGCCGTGACGAGGGTGTCGATGTGGAGGAACGGGGTAAGGAGTCGATTGACGATCTGTTTGGCGTAGCCTGCCTTGTGGAATGCTTGAGCGGATTCCACGGAGGCGTCGCGCGCAGACAACCACGCTTCTTCACGGCGTAATTGAAACATGCCATTCCAGCCTCTCGGCACGAGTTCGTCGCATTCCTCATAAGCCTGCATTCCTGGCTGGGCTTTGCCCCAGTGAAGTGGAACAAAAGGATCATCAATACACTCTTGGATTAATTTTAACGTTGGGACCGCCCGAGAAGATCTAGCATTTCTTGAAAACACTCTATGTGTCATGATTTCAGCGTGAATGACAAGGGGGTATCTAAGTGCCAAGGTGGTAAGACGTTTTCCTACCGAGCTTGCACTATCAGTGATAATTTTGGCGGAAATGGTGGTCATTTTGGCTCCTTTGGGAAAGGCTCTTTGTGGCAAAAAGAATTTTTTATAGCTCACATCTCCTTAGTTTAAAAATTATGTCACGTAAAATTATAATTTCTGTATTTTTACTTTTTAAGAGATCTGCCATTTTTATTTACCTTAAATCTTAGGATTTAATCCCGGTGAAATTAACTATTACTCATCCTCATTTGAGTGCCCTAAACAATTCCCTTCGGGGTGGAGGGCATCGAAAATTTCGATAAAGCGGCCGTCTTCAAATTCTTCTTCGCCAGTGTGGCGCGCATCAGCAATGCGCGGTCCGCGATGTAGATTGAGCGCCGTTTCGTCAGCGCGCGAAATTCCGGGCCGTATTCGCGGGCGGCGGCAATGCGCTCGTCCAGCTCCGCGATGCGGCGGGATAGAAATTCGATATGGTCGGCGGCGCTCATGGAGTCCTCCTGTTTCTGACCAAGCGAATTCGTTTCGCGATCCACGCAACAGTTGGTGGGATGAATGTCACCGCGCCGCCCGCGAGCAAAACCACGGCAACTCCTGATAGGTAAAATCTGACAACGTCCATCACGCGGCCCCTTCCAAAAGTTCCACAGCATAGCGTCGCGCGGCCTGTAGGTTGATCATTACGATTTCACCGCCGTGCCCGAAATATCGGTGATGCGTGGTTAGCTCGCGGTTGAAAATAACGTCGAGCCGAGCAGACAAATCAGCAGGGCTTAACGCGGACAGGCCGGTCTCGATCGCGTCGAGTTGTGCCTGGTGGCGGCGGAATGCGTCGACGCGGCGGGAAACCATCTGCTCCGCCATCATGGCGGCGAGGGCTTCCATGCGGGCGAGGTCGGGGGCCGCGAGGGCGGCGCTCATGACGCGGCCTCGGAGCCGTCGCCGGAGCCGTAGGCGTAGCTGGAGCCGCGCGCCCATGCCTCCTCAAGGAGGATCGCGATATCCCGGCGCGGCAGTTCAGCGCCGGCGAGATCGAACGGCACATAGCCGGCCGGGAGGAATGCCTTTGCCCGCTTCACGCCAGGGCGGCTCTTGCGCGCGTTCATGACCCGGCACCAACGCCAAGCTGGGCGGCGCCGAGGCTGTGCTCGTCGTAATCGCTGCGCAGGGCGGGTGCTTCGGATTCTATCAGACGCACAGCCCTGCTGATCTCCCACGCCAGTTCACTGCCGTCGCGCAGAGCGCTATCGTGGGCATGCTGCATGAGCCCGCACTGAACCGCGAGTTCGCCTAGACATTTGTCGATCTCGTAGCAGATGTCGCCAACGCGTAACTCCGCGTTCTGGAGGCTGTCGGCGTCGGTTTCGTCGATCTGCGCGGGCGCTATGTCGGCGATCGCGCTCAGTTTCGTTGCCAGCCTACTGATCGTAGCCGCAAATCCTTCATGGTCGTGGGTCATTTCCCCGGCTCCTTGGGTTGGAGGGCGGCGCATTGAAATTCATCCTGCATTGCGCTATCTAGCCGCGCAATCACGTCCAGCAAGTCGCAAAGTTCACGACGCAACCACGTCAGGTTAGTTTCCCTTTCATCAAAAGGGATTAGCGGGTTCGTACTGAGTGGGCCCCATCGTTGGGTTTTCCCGGCCGCTGCTAAAACCTCTCCACACTCCTCAATGCAGTGCGATAACACTTTGTCGAATCCATGTTGAATGAACCGTGGATCACTCATTTCCCCGCCCTCCGCTTCGTGGCCGCCCGGCGGGACGCTAGTTCCAGTTCAGAGACAACCGGCGGGAAATTGCAGCGCTCCGCCCGGTGCGAGTATGGAGGTGGGTCGAAATCATCGCCGCCGCACCGAGCAATTACGGTAGTGTGGTAAAGCTTTATCCGAGCAACAACCATCCCGACTGAGAATGCAAATACTGAGGTGTAAATGATATTCATGGACATTTTAAACTCCATTTTTCTGAGAGATTTCGTGCTCGATTGCGGATAGACAGGCGTCGATAATTGTGTCAGCCGTCCCCGCCCCTTCCACCATCTCCACTCCAGACATTTCGAATAATCCGACTTTCAGCCGCGAATTACTGTAGACGTTCGATGCTCATTTTTGTCTCCTTTAAGGGAATTTAAGTAAGATTTGGGTGGAAAATTTTCCTGAAGGAATTTTTAAGCTCCCCAATACCAAGGATAACGGTTATAGTTCCGGTCAAAATACTCTCCATTGAACGCTTTTCCAGTGCCTCCGCAGCACCAACAAACCTTGTTCTTCATAGAAAATCCTCCAAATTAGCCAGAATTAAAGTTTTTTTGGCACGAGTCTCTATAACATATTTCAAATTATATTCCTGCCCAAGGGCCTTTTCCCCTCTACATTGCTTCGCGGGAACTCTCCAAGGGTCTAGGTGAATTACCAAATCCCATTCCAAGCCTTTTGATCTGTGCCCAGTGGAAAGAGTCACTTGCTCTTTTTCTTTCGAAAAAAGGTCTTTGAGCTTGGATCTAAGTTCCCCGGAAGTGGTAGCTCCGCCTACATTAAGCACAACCAGCAGACACTCCCCTCGATCCTTAATCCCTGCAATTTTTCCTTCATTATCATTTGCACGTGCAAGGGAGGTTTCTTGAGCAATCCAACTTTCAATTTTTTCCCTGCAAATCTCTGCGGAAAGGTTTTCCTCTGGAAGAATTTTCTTTGCCAAGGCTACAAGACTTTTGCCAATATCCCTCCCTAGGACACAAACTCCAACGGAGTGGGCTAAAAGCTTGAAGGCCATGGAGAGTACTGGTGCATTGTTTCGGGAGAGAATGGCAATGGAACCCTGCGGAGAGTGCTGGAAGGTTTTGACTTCCTCCCAAGTCCAAGGAATATCATCCTTTCTAGAAACCCAGGAAAGCACCTCTCCCTCGGAATTGGTATGAAAAGCTGTGAACCCTGGGGCATGCCTCTGTTGCCTTTCCACAAGTTTTTTCGGACACCTAAAAGTTGTGGTAAGAGGCAGGTCTATCCAATCCTGGCGGAGCCCTCGAATCTTTTCCATCGAGGAAGTATCTGCGCCTCGGAAGGAATAAATGGCTTGCTTGGGATCTCCGCAGATTACAAGTCTGGAAGAAATGGATTTGGCCAGTTGGAGGTGGTTTAGGGGGCTTAGGTCCTGAGCCTCGTCGACCAACACCAAAGGGTAGCGCTGGTAATTTCCTCCGAGGAGGGTGGAAAGGTAGATTTGGTCGTCAAAGGAGATGGTAGGGGCGTTGCCTTTGGTTGGGAAGGCCATTTTGATGGAGGTTATAAGGATTTCCCTGGCAAAGGGGATTAAAGAGGGTTTTATGTCAATAAAATTCTCATCTGCAATGATGGCCCAGATTTTTGGGGAGTCCTCAATAAGGCCCTTCATGGGGAAGTGGGAGGGAACGAGGCCATTTTGCATGGCCTTTGCGACAAGGGTTAGAAGGTTCATCCAGTCATCTTCTTCGAGACTAACTCCTTCTTTTTTGGAAAGGGTTGTGATAATTTTCCCGAGCTTTCTTTCATCGATCGTGGGATACTGCCCGATGGCTGACGCCCATGCGGCATGGCCAAGGCCATTGAGGGTGGCAACTTTGAAGTGTGAAGGAAAGCGCTTTTCAAGCTCCTTTTTAATTTTCACATTAAAAGCCAAAGCCAGAGCCGGGCTTGGAGGAATTGTATTGGCCAAAGCGACAAGAGTGGAGGTTTTCCCGCACCCGGCATAGGCGGAAATCATGAGGGAAGAGGAAGAGTTTTTGGCCGCTTCGAGAATGGCAAGTTGCTCGGGGGTGTGGGAATTTTCCATTTCGATTTAATCCTTCGGAGGTTTTTGGGAGATTTGGGAGGGTGCTACGCATTCTTAGAAGGCCACTGAGATTTTCCCGGAACCCTTTTCCTGGGGAGGAAGGAAGGTTCCCGTAAGACCTTCTTCGGGGAGGTGAGGATGGATCTGAGAAGTCTCATTTCTTGGGATATAGCCGAGGGGCCAAGAGGGTTGGAGGAAGAGATCTTCCGGGGAAGTCCCAGAGCCCTCAAGTGCACTCTCAAGTACTTCCTCATTAATTTTGGAAAGTTCTTTGGAGTTCACATAGATCGCAATGGCCTTGGGATCATAGGGGTTCTCTGGCTCGGAAAGAATGAAGAGCTTAGCGCCACTGGGAAGGACGGAGAGAATGGCTTGCGCGGGAGGACGGTAGAAGGCACCGACGATGGAAAAGGTAAGCATGGGAGACTCCTTTAGAAAGGAAGGTTGGGGAAAATGTCCGTAGGGCGAGCTTCGCCCTGCCCTGTGAGCCTGTGCGGAGTTGGGGGCTATGCTGGC